ATGTCTGGACTGATCAATCCACATGCGGCCCCGGAAGAAGCAGCCTATGCGCTGCTGATTGAGCTCGTTCGCGCCCAGCGCGTGCCGCAATATGAAGGCGAAATTTCCGGCCTGCTGGCGATGTACGACGAAGCCGTTAAACACTTTAAAGAGAAAGAGACCGAGCGTTAGGCGTGGACATCGTGGTGCGAGGAAAGCGTGACGCCTGCGGAAGCCGCGCAGGCGTTGGCTGGATAGCGGCTTGGGTCATCAGCTGCCGCGGTAGGTAGAGTATCCGTACTGACTGAGCAGCAGCGGGATATGCAGTTTTTGATTTTGCTTTGTGACATTGAAAATAACCGGAATCACCGGGAAGAACGTATTCATATTTTGGCTTTTAAAATAGTCACCGGTTTTAAACGTCACTTTATACACCCCCGGCTCCATATTCTCCGCCTGCGGATAGAGCGATTTAATCCGCCCATCGGCATCCGTTTTACCGGTGGCGATATGCTGCCAGCTCTCCCCCTGCTGTTTATCCAGCTCAATCTGCACCCCCGGTGAAGGGAGCCCGGTTTGCTGATTAAGAATGTGTACGCTGAGCGTCCCCTCTGGCGCCGCCAGCGCGCTGAAGCTGAGCAGAGAAATTACGGAGGCGATAACTAATTTCATAATCGTGACCTTATTGGGCAAGTGAAAGTGCCCTAACTATAGTCAGCGCGGCGGGGAAAAAAATTAAACTTTTTGTTATCAGTTTGAGTTGATGGGTACTGTCTCCACACACAACACGCTGAACCGGTTTCCTCGTAAGAAGAGGAAGTGTCTTATGAGTAGGTAGCCCCGTGCTCTTAGTAACAGGATACGGTGACACTAAGTCTATCAGGCAGGGGAAATAGATTTGCTGGTTTCAAATATCACAAGGTAAAAAGATATACGCCGTGGCCTCTGCCGCCTCTACCAGAACAGTGCTTACTGCAAATGGGCTGCAGTATTCGAAATAATCATTTAATATTATTTAAACTACTATTCCAGTGTAAGTAATCACCTGGTTCAGATATTGATCGTTATCATTGATTCTCTTGTCGCCACGCCTTAACCATCTCCTTTGTTACCTCTTTCTTGTAGCAAATAGGTGAGTACCCACCAGCTTTGCTCCAGGCACTGCGGCCACCGCACGAGCTGCCGTTCCGGGCGGTATTGAAGGGACAGGCACAAGTACCGGGGTAGGATGCGACAGAGTCATCAATAATCCTTTGACTGACCTGATCATCGCTTAAGGAATTCGATTTGGCGATGGAAATATCTGATGCAAAGACGCACACAACAGCGAATACGGAGATGGCGACGAATTTGATGTTCATTCGGATCTTTCCAGGCAGTGGATGAACATCGAGGGTATGCTTTCAAATAGTGTTCAATATTGATCTATAACAACTGTACTTCACGCCAGCTTAAAATGCGATATTTAACCCAGTCAGACAGAACCTAAATCTATAATGACTATTAGCCTGTTACCGGCAACATATTTTCACATTCCTGCAGAGCGCTTATTCTGCACTCAGCTATAACCAGCATTAACCATTCTGTTCGATATTACAGAGCAGTAATGCTGTACTCTGACTGGCCATCGTCCGACAGATACTACAAGACATTAGAATCATCGAAATGGTCCGTCGATATGCTCACCTGGCACCTAACCATTTAACTGAGCACGCACGTCAAATTGACTCAATTTTTGCAAATTTTTGCAGAAGATGTCCCAAATATGTCCCACAAGGAAAAATCAGCGACTGGAGGAAGTTGATAAGTGATTGATTATTAAATGGCACGCCCTACAGGATTCGAACCTGTGACCTACGGCTTAGAAGAAAGTAGAGCGTTAAATAACTCACTGTAATCACACATGTTTACCGCGTTCGCATCCGGTTTTGTGTCGTTTCGTGTCGTTTGAATACATCCCTGTCTTTATCGTGCATTCCTGTCACGCCACATCTACGACACAGCAGCCACGAGCTGACAGCAACTAAACAACCGCATTGTCCTGGCGCACATCGCAGATAGTAAATGTCACGACCCCGATGACAGTAACATCGTCCAGGGCTTCACCCTCGATCGCTTCACCATCTTCGGTAATCAGTGACATTCCTCTCAGCGTGGCAAGTTCCGTCCCGCCGTGCTGGATCAGAACCTGACTACCCTGCTTTGGCTTAAGGGAAATATCCAGCACAACGTAACCACCTGAACGCTCGAAGAGGCGCGTATTTGGCCCAACGCTGCAGATCGAGTTAACCGTTAATCGCTGTTCCGTGTAGTCCGTCGCGGGTGATGGAAAGCCCATTACAGAATCCTCCCCATGTTGGCCATCATCCACAGGCGGTTTTCGCTATGGTCAGGCGTTTTATCAACGAAATAGCTCTGCTCTCTTGATATCCACGCATTGGCCTCAGAGTCGGTAAAGTGCAGCCCGCGCCGGCGCAGCGCTGACACGAAGTCTCTCGTGTTCACGTACTGGTAGCCCTTGGAGTTGCGCAATACCGACTCGCGGAAAGCCTGGTTGATGACTGACTGACGGTGCATGATCTGCCTCCGATAAATACTGTATATAAATACAGTATTCATATTTGCTTCGCAGATCAACTTTCTCCTTCCGATCGTGTTAGCTGATGGAGATGGTACTTCCCAGCATGCTCTTCAATGTCGAGTACATACTGGCTTTTTCTTCTGTCTTCAGATTCACACCAGACCAGAGGCCCCAGGCCGCGACCTGTATCTGCCCGTTAAGATTTCCCACCGTTGATGAAACATCATAAGCAACTCCGATTCTTACCGTTGAGGAAGGAATCGCGCGCGTTGCCAGCCCAGCAGCCGAAGCGCTAACCATTGCTCCATCTTTGAACATGTGAAGCTGTACTGTCGTTGCGGTGCAATCACATATGTAAAGCTGGAACTTGCTAATATCCATTGCCGCACTGGCCAGTTGCGATGTTCTAGTACCATTTGTTGTACTGGCAATTGCTCGGACTGTCAGACCAGCAGGGTCAATAACAAAAGTGTCACCCTGTGGCACTGGAGGCGTACCATTTCCACCGTGATACGTTCCGATGCCAAGCTGGCGTAATGCCCCAGAAACAACAGGCTTGGCCAATACCATCATGGTTTTCACTTGTGTATCGGCAATGCCAGTATCATAACCAGCACTAACACCGTTCAGTGTCTGAAATCCCGAACCCAAAACAGGCGAGCCAATTTTAGTTGGGGCGCTACCAACCAGCATCGTTACCCCGTCAGCACTCAGCAAACCAATATTTGCTGATGCGGGTTGTGGATAAATGCTTCCAATGATGTTGGATGGACTCCATCCGGAACCATCCACGACAAAACCTAATTGAGCGACCATTGCATCCCCTTAATTCAGTGTAATTTCTTCAACAATTGCATAGTTATCCATGCGGTATGCAATACCATCTGGGTCATATTTAATTTTATCTCCCTGACTATCACGCAGGCAGCATCGAGGGCCATTCGTTCGGCTTGGTAATGTGCCGGTTGTCCCGCCAACAAACCCGATACGAAGTTTTGACCCCGACGGAATACCTCCAGAAGCCCGGACACGAAGCCTGTCAAGGTGTACAGAAACCTCTGCGATAGTAAGTGGGTTTCCGCTTGGATCAATTACGGAAAAACCATAGTTCCCTGGGTCTGTAACCAGGCTAGTATCAAGAACAAGCTTACCAACCGGGTTATACCAAATATTTGCCACCCCTCCCTGCAGGGAAATATCTTTAGACCACAGAGGCTCAAACTTAGTACCTGTGATCAGCTCCTGCTCAATAGCCAGTCCGAAACGGTAACCGCAAATTTTGGAATCAAATCCAAGAAGATGCGCATTATCGGCATAGTCATACATATACATAGGTTGCACGAGACGGGTATCATCCCGTGTACGTGCCAGGTCTAATAATGCAAGCGGGATTGTTGGATATGTGGTATTTGGTGTTCTGTTTTTCCATGAGTTGAACTGATAAGTAAACCAAGGCAGTTCTATAGCTCTTCCGAGAACTGTTGATGCATACCCATTAATCGTATCCACCATCTCAGAAAATGAGTTTTTATAGGTTTCAGCCGACGTACCTGCAGACTGAGCTGTTTCGCCTTGCATCCAGATAACGGCGTGAGGCGCGTAAGTCCATCCTTTTTCATTTGCCCTCGCAATACCGTAGCTCATATCATCAACCACGCGAGTCATATATGTCCCCGTTGGTTGTTTTAATTCTGATATGGATCGACTCCCCTGTCCTGGCGCAGAGCCCAGAACCTGAACATCTCCAGGCGAATACCCCTCTACGTTCACTGCCATTCTGTCCAGTAAAGCTGTTATGGCTCCGCCCATAGGAGTCTCGTAACCAATACCATCCCCGGTATCAGCCTGCGTTTCGGTATATGCTACAATTGACGCATGTTTTTCAGCTGATGTTCCAGAACCATCCTGTGCGCGGACGCCTGCGATGTATCTCCACGCATTCAAAATCGCCGTTATTGTCTGTAATGGCGCAGCGTTAACGCCTGCTGATAATGATTGTCCGTAAATAATTAAATGGATAAGGTCGGCGAGCTTTGTTTTTAGCGGGAATTTCTCCTCTGGAAGCGAATCTGACTCTATTGACTCAGCAATTAACCTGTTTACTTCAATCGTCCCGGCAGCAAGATTACCGTTCTGCTTTAAGCCAAAAGGTATGCGACCTAAGTCATCTGTGGGCCCCCATAGAAATCCTTCAGGAAGTTTCCCTGTGGTTTTAACGCCACCATTAAATATAACGTCCGATACCAGCCTTCCAATATCAGCATAGAAAGCCTGTATTTTCCCCGCCGCGAGAGAGCCGTCGTTTTTAATCCCTACACCGACCTGCATCAACTTGTTAAAAAATGCGAAATCAAACCCATCAGGTGCAACACCTGTTATCTTGGCGCCGCCAGTTGTGATTATGTTTCCTGCATTCAAATTCTGAATATTTGCAGTAGCAATTTCAGATAACACAGAAATCATTTTCCCAAAGTTCAGCGCGCCGGTACTGTCAATACCACCGGCATACTGGCCAAGTTTATTGATGCCAAGCAATACATCCCACCCAGATGGCAACCCTGACGTTCTGAACATAGAATTCAGGAGGGTCATTATCTGAACTCGTACCTGGTCCACCTCCGTTTGGGAAGGCATCTTTCGTCCTGTTGGTTCCAGTGTGCCTCCATTGTTGATTACCTCAATAGCCAGCGCGCTATCATCAGGGCTGCGGTAATACGTGGTGCTCCCCGCCGGGATATTCGCGATGTCTGCCTGAGCATCAGCCAATGTCATATACTGCCGGCTGAGAGGGATCAGGTTCTGCCGCGTCTCTTCGACAACTTTATCCCCTTCTGCCTTAATTCCATCTACGGTGTAATGCTCTCCGCCGAGGCGATCGGTGTATGTTAGGTCGGTACTGGTGACAACCTTATCCAGCATGGCGCCAGCATAAACTGCGTCCCGGATATCAGTACTTGGTACCGGGTTGTCGGTTGTAGTTGGTAACGGTACTTCTGCCATTGTGCATGTCGCCCTATAAAAGGCGCACGAAGCCCTCAGAAGTGAATCTGATGGTGTGCGCGAAGGTTGGTAATTACTGCTGTGTGTTACGGATAAATCGAGTCTGAATACTCAGTGAGTGAGAGGGTTTGAGTATCGTCACCGTTGGGTTTAGCGCTATCGACGCGCCAGATTGTGGAGTTCAGTTCCGAGTCGGTAGCAATGAAATAACGGCTGGGGTTTTGCACATTTTCGCGGTCATAAATGTTCAGATCGAAGGTGTCGGCTGCAGCCTGAAATGCTTTGGGCTTGCCGCTTACCGGATAGGCCCGCCAGCGCCCGCGGTAATTTCCGAGGCTGTCGGTCATAACCACCCACATATCGCCGAGTGAGAAGTCGATACGCTCTGAGGTCGCAAACTCGTCTCCGGAGCGCCCAGTGATGTATCCGGTTTGCTGCGCGTTGTCGTACATGTCCGGACACTGAACCACCGTGCCGCGCACGACCTGCGTTTCTTCCAGCACTTTCACCGTCATGGTCAGGCGTGAGTAAAGGATTTTTCTCGCCTCAAGCCAGGCCCTGTCGGTTGCCTGGGTGGCGTTTCGGCAGCCGTCCAGGCTGATCTGCATCGCGTTAACGGTAGCGTCCTCAACCTCGGTGATGCCGCTGCTGTCGAGCTGCAGATAAACATAGGATTTCTTATTGGTGAGCGGGTCGACGTAATCCAGCGCCACGCCGTCGTAACCACCGGGAAGAGACATTTGCCAGGCTACTTTGTACTCGTCCCAGAACATGTTTGAGCGCGCAAAAACCGCATCGGGATTTGTCACTTTCTCATCACGCCAGAACGTCAGCACATCGCCGATATTGTTGCCGTCGACGCGGGCCACATTGGCAATCGTAGCTATGCGCTCACCCAACGGCTGCTTCTCATCAGAGAAGGTGTAATCGAAATACCCAAGCTGAGCATCCGGCAGTGAGTCAGCAATGGCATACAGAGCGGCGACGTCAATACTGGCCACGTCCTGTTTACCCACAATCACCCATTCGTGAAGGATTGCATCGGCAAACGAGCGACTCGGCCGCAGCGTATAATCGACCGCGCCGGTTGTCCGGTCGTAGCTGATGGTATGCCGCTGCGCCAGCATGTTGTACTTCTGCTCACGGTTGCTGTTGCTGTCATTCGACCCTTTAATCGTGATGCGGGCAATCGTGTCTTCCGGATACACGACGTTTTCGCGCACGTTAACCGCATGGATCGCCATCAGCGTGACAACGTTAGCGTCATTGCTGTTGTCGAGGCGCTCGATGGTCACCGCATAGCGCCCAGCCCCGGCTGCAGGAACGAACTTATGCGTTGTGCGGAAATAGCGCGTTGTCACCTGGAAGTCGTTATCGAAGAAATAATCGTGCTGCTCAGACGTACCAGGCACCTGATTGTTGTCGTCGTCGACCTGCCAGAACTTGATCCGGTATTGCGTTGTGCCAGCCGTCGCGCCGAGCTGGACCAGCACATGCACCCAGACCTGCGTCGAGACGATCGGCGACACTGACGGCCCAATAACCAGAGGGGTCTGGTCATTCAGCGTGAACAGTGTCGGGTTGATAACCGCATTGCCCGGCAGAGACGTAATTTCTCCCGACAGTTCGCCGATATAGAACGTCGTGTAAGAAAGCGTATCGTCGCCGATAAAGCTCTCCGAGGAGATGATATTCCCGGCACCGGTGACATTCCGCGTGACGCTTGTGCCGCCATCGTTCCAGGTGGCATTAATGACGAATGACACGGGATGAGGTACCGCCAGCGCGGCGAAGTATGCAAAGTTGTCATCGTTCGACAGCACAACAGCCTTTAGCTGATTACTCTCGATCGCCACTGATGTCGGCGCCGTCGTGGTAGCGGTTTGGGCCGGGAAGTCCTGGCTTTCGTTCAGGCCGGGGACTGTCTCGTTATCGACGTCATCGAACTGGTACCCCACCTCAATCGTGCCGATCACGTCACCCGGGTTATAAATCGCAGAACTGGCGCCCGCCAGGCTGCCTAGATTCGATTCAGAGTAGCGGATCGACGATATGGTGTACCGGCCGTAACCAACCTCAAACCACTCCGTAAGCTGTTTGTTATTGTCGACGAACTCGAACAACGCCTCCTGAATCAGGTCAGGAAAGACGCGGCACTGGCCGTAAATGTTCGGGCGCCCCTTGTACAGTCTCGCCCGATTGGTCTGGCCGGTCAGGTCATTATTGGGTGATTCGCCTGTCGCTACCGACACTGACGCGCTGGGCTTATTTGACAGGCCGAACACCTTCAGCGCGCCGGAGAGGATTTTCGTGACCGGACGCAATATCGTGGTGATGAGTTTGCCTACCCCGCCCTCTGGCTGGTCGAAAACAGCCACGACGTCACCAGATCGCAGTGGCCGGCTTATATCGTAATCGTCCGGCAGCGCTCGGCCATTCAGTTTCACGATAACATCGCGGTGCAGCTGCAGAGAATCCAGCAGGCTCACCAGTGTGGTGCCGGCATCTACCGTCCCCCGCTGCAGCGGCGCGCCAGGCAGCCTCTGTAACTCATATCGAACCATGAATCATGTACTCCACGCGGCTGTAAACCTTCAGTAATGCCAGCGGGCTGTCGCAGCGCACGAAACCAAATTCCCCGCGGGCATGCAGGCACTTAACCGGGCTGATCATCACACCGATATGCGCCGGCACTTCGCCGCGGTAAAAAACGGCGATGCAGCCGGTTGCCGCCACCGGCACACGCCGCCAGTGGGCGTGTTCCTGTTCGTAGCAGGTGATGAAATCCGCGCCCGATTCGTAGCCGGCGATGTGATGCAGCTCCAGACCGAGCACATTCCGGTAATAGAGAACCACCAGGCCCCAGCAGTCCATCTGCTCAAAACTGCAGGCGCGGTTAGCCCAGGGCTTGCCGTTAACAAGCCCGATAAAGTCGCTCTGTGTCATACGGTGATTAGCCCGGGATAGTCTTTCGTGGTGTAAATGATGGAGTTGGCCAGCGTCAGCGGGTTAGTCTTTCCGGCGGTCACGGTGACGTTGCTGGCATCGGCGGAAATGTCGTTCACGTAAAGCGTCCAGTCTTTCAATGACGCCGAGTCACCAATCGCATTCCACTGCTGATACAGGCATTGTATTGGCGTCATGCGCGCCGCCCCGCGCCAGCTTTTCAGTGTCTGCCGGACATGCTCCGTCGCGGCGACAAAGGTGATCGTCATGGATATGACCGCCGTTCCGTCCTGCGCCGGCTCGGTCACGCTGAACCGCGCAGGCTCGAACGAGTTGCCGCCAAACGTCGCCGGGCGAAACAGGTTATTGACCACCCGGTAATAACCAAACGCAGGGTGATAAAACTCCACCGTCTGTTTGATGTCGCTTGCTGGCCGCCGCTCCTTCCACTCTCTCAAAGTCGGCATTAGTCAGCCCTCGGCATCACTTCGGTTATCAGGTAATCCAGCCAGTATCCATAGCCAGGCTGGGCCTCAACAATCCAGTCGTCGTAGTCCTCGGTAATGTCCTCGATACCGTTGCTGATGACCGTTGCGGTCCAGGTGACGACGCTGCCGTTTTTGCTGGTCTGCACCGGCATGTCGACGAAATGCAGCGTCTGCTGCTGCACGCCCTGCGTATCACCCAGGTCGATCGGCATCTGGAACCAGTTACGCCCGCGGTCACAGTACGTCGGCGAGCGCAGCCATGACTTAAACCGCTCGGCTTGAGCAAGCGTGAATATCCACTGTAGCGTCCAGGTTGCTTTCAGGTCCGTGGTAATCGGCGTGATTATCAATGGACCGACCGCCGTCTGCGTCGTCTGCCAGGCTGTATCCTGCGTCATATTCTGATCGGCGCGCTGGGGAAGCGGCAGGAACGGAGGGTATTGAACTGTTGCCACGTTTCCTCCGGGCATAAAAAACCCGCCGAAGCGGGTTGGGTTTAGTAAGCACCTTGCGCTTTGCGGCTTAGCCCAAATGTCTGCTGCATCTGAGATGATACCGGGCCGCCTCTTTCCATGTCGGTGATCAGCAAGTCCACAACTGCGCTACCGTCCTGCATGTAGCCATCGGCACTCTGTACAGTGGCACCGGTAGACTGGTTGATGACGTTCACCTGCACGCTGATCCCTCCTCCTGACTGCATATCCTTATTGCTGATGACCTTCCCGTTATCGCCAGGGATCATGTACTGCTTGCCGGTGCTGGCCTGGTAAATCTCTGGCTTACCTTTCTCGCCGACCTGATACAGGCCTCCAGCTGATACCGGGCCGCCGTTGTAGCGAGCGCCGGCTATTGAAAGGGCCTGCGCCATGCCAACTGTTGAAGCTATTCCTGCCTGAGCGGGGATAGCGTTAGCGCCAGCCGTGGCAAGGGAGGTCATTGCAGCAGCCGGAGCCATGGATGCGGCTATTAGTTGCCCTTGCGCAATAGCCATTCCAGAAGCGGCGGTCATTCCAGCCTGCCCCATAATTACAGACTTCAACCACTCAACTCCCATCTGGACAAAGGAGTTGATAACGCTGTTTAGGACAGTTGATCCGAGTGAGCTCATGGCTTCGCTGACAGACATACTGCCAGTGAGTATGCCAGTGAGGGCATTAGAGGCGTTTCCTGCAAATGAATCAAATGCCGCAGCAGCTACCTCATATCCTGCGTTTTGTTGCCTCCATATCTCCCACTGCGCCGCTATGCGCTGTTGCTCGTACTGAGTGTTAGCGGCATTCATCAGCTCAAGTCCGCGCTGAGTAATCTGCCCCTTCTGCGATTCAAACTGCTGGATTAGAGCCAACTCCTGCGCGTGCTGGTTAGCCAGTTGTTGGACAGGGTCAATCTGCCCCCGAGCTTCCTGCATGGGGCTTACAGTTTGCTGAGCGCGTATCTTGGCCAGATTAACCTGGTGCTGAGCCTCCAGTTGCTCACTGGTCTGATTGTACTGCTGCTGAGTGATTTTTTTGGCGGCCAGTGCAGTTTGCAGATCTTTAACATCCTGCCGGTAAGACGCATTCTCTCTGGCTTCAGGGAGCAGTTTTTCTGCCGCAGCCTGGGCTTTGAGGGCATTAGCCGTATCCCATATTTCTCCACGGTATTTACCGGCAAGAGCAATTTGCTCTTGGGTGGCTCCCTTACCTAGTGATTGCTGAGCCTGTAATACTGCCTGCTCCCGGCTTAACTCCTGCGTTGAGCCAGCAGCGAGTTCTGATTGCTGGCGCAGATTTTCAAGTTTTTGGTTTACCGATTCCTGCTGGTTAGCAAGTTTCTTAGCCTCAGATTCCGCTTCCTTGGTGGCCTTTTTGTTATTTTGCTGCGCTTGTTGAGCATCGAATTCAGCTGCTGCTCTGTCACGAGCAAGGTTAACATCCGCCTCTAATCCACCGAGTTTCCTAATGTCCTGCTCAGCCCTTAATTGCGCTCGCTTCCTGTCATTAAGCTCGCTCTGAAGTGTTACCTGATCCTGTAGATTATCTAGATACTCCTGAACATCTTTCGGGCGTTTAACCATGAGGCTGCTGGAGTTGAATTTGTCTTTTGCCTTGGCCGCAAAATTAATCATATCTCCCAACTTGCTCATCATGCCGGCAGCAATTCCCGCTTCCTGCCCATCCCTGCGCAGCAAATCGATACCTTGCTTCATCGTTCCGTTTAGCGTAGCGCGGCCAATGTTAATGGCGTTTTGGGTCTGACTCAGTCTGTTCTGGGCCTTCTCCAGCTCAAGGGTAGCTATAGCTAGGTTATCCTGTGCGCCGCTAAGCGCCTCGGCAGCCTGCCGCCCTCTCGTTGTATTCGTACCCCAGTTTGCAATTTCTCGCTGCTGTCGCTGGACAGCCGATGTCGCGTCATTGAATTCCTTTTGTGCGTCTGATACCGCGTCACTTAATTCAGGCAGGCTTTGGCTTAGCTTTCCTATCGTTGCCGCCAGCTCTGTATGCGACATCGTCTGGAATTTTGAGCTCAGATCGTTAACGCTATCTGCAAGGGCATTAGCGTCATTCCTGGCCTCTTTTGCGCGCTGTGAAAAGTAAAGGATCGCACTAGCAGCAAGCATTGCCGCTCCGGCAGGCCCACCAATTAACCCGAGAGCCCTGCTAGCCAGGCTGGCACCAGATGAGAGAGCCATTTGAGCAGCCCTGTTTGCCGCCAGTGCTCGATTATAATTATCAACCGCACCGGCAGCCGCAACCCTGGCAACGGACAAGCGCTGTTCAGCTGCCGCAGCGTTGGTTTCGCTGATAGCAGTAAGGCGCATCATTTCTGCGAGCCTTATCTCATCTAAGGCCCGTTGTTTTGCGACCGCTGCAGCCCTGAGGTCTGCCGCTGCTTTATTCGCGGAAGCCTGAGCTGCTAATGATTCTTCTGCTGAAAGCGTGCGTGATGCGGCAGCTGCTTTGATTTTAGCCGCAGTAGCCATAGTTAAGGCGCCGACATACCGACTCCCAAGAATAGCCGCGACGCCTGTCAGCAAAGCGCTCAGGCCGCCGATATTTTCACTGATAGTAACGACCGCATCACTGAAAATTGCCGCGCCTGTTTTAACCGTAGAATTTTCGCCGAAGAACTTCGTGATGTTATTGCCAGCAACCTGAAGGGCCTGGCTGATAGTCGTAGTGGTATTGGCAAATTCAGCACCGATTACACTACCCTGGGAAAGCAGGCCGTTAACCACGACATCTGTCGTTAGCTTGCCCTGTGCCGCCATGTTGCGCATCTGGCCGATGCTGACCCCCATAGAGTCAGCAAGGGCTACGATAAGGCGATTACCCTGCTCGTTTACAGAGTTGAATTCCTCACCGCGTAACGCGCCAGAGGCCAAGCCCTGAGATAGCTGAATAATGGCATTTTCAGCCTCTTGTGCCGTTGCGCCTGAAACCACAAATCCCTGATTGATAATCGTGGTTAATTTTGCCAGATCCCCAGCGCTGGTTCCGTATTGCCGAGTGGCCCTCTCTAAACGCGCATATAGGGATGCTGTTGCATCCAGGCTGCTTCGGGTTTGCTGCGTGATGTTGAAAACACGCTCAGTTACATCAGCAAGTTGTTCAGACGGGCGAAGAGAGTTGGATAATTTATTGTTAACAGTAGCCCATGCGTCAGCATATTCAGCCACCTGCTGGACAGAAAGAGCTGCGGTAAGTGCAACCGCAACACGTGACAAGCTCGACATCGAACGCTCTGTGGTATCAATGGAGCGTGATGTTTTATCAAATCCCCGTTCCATCAGATCAAGGCGCTGGTTAACGCGCTGCTGAGCGGTAAGTATCCCGCGCACATCCATTTCAATGTCGTAATAAATACCGCCAGCGTTCTCAGCCATTTCCTTTTCTCCGGGCAATAAAAAACCCCGCCGAAGCGAGGTTTTGGGGTTGAGTTTTGTTATATTAGCCCAGCTTTTCTTCGGGCCTCTTCGAGATACTCATCATCTGTTTTTTCGGGACCGAGGTCTAAAGGCTGCTGCCTTTGCCACTCTTTTAATTTGCCGCTAAGTGCATAAATGATTTTGTCGAAGTTTTTCTGATGCCTGTGTGCACCTGTCACGTTAACGCCTAACTTCAGGGCGGAGTCTATACCGACGACGCATGAGTTTTCGCCGTCGGAATTCACCACAATAGACACATTTTCACCCCATGAGAAAAGTGAAATTCCAGCACTTACGGAAACTCGGCGAAGTGTGTCATCCTTCTGTTTAATCGTCATCCCGACTTCTGGAATAGCCTCTAAAAGTTTTTCAAAGGCAACGTCAGCCGGAAATGGAAAAATTTGCTGCGTAGATTGACTGGCAAAGCTCATATCCCTATCCCCACTGGTTAGTTTTGGACAGATTAGCAGGGATAGGAGAGAACGACAAAAGTGCGCCATGTTTGCTTTTCTGAACGAAGTCTATTCACTCTTTCTTTTCTGCTTCTGGCTTTTAGCGCCGTGCCATTCATGGAGCACTGTTCCATAGGTTGATTTAACGACGGCGATGTCCAACTCATGAAGGAACATTATTCCCTCGCAATCCTTATTCCCTGTCGTGCGCCATAAAACAACAGGATGGGCGTTGTCATCATCACCTTTGCAGGGTGCCCTTACTCCGAGGGAAACGTCGTATACTTCAATTATGGACTGAGTCATGCCGCCATGCATCGTCCGGCCTGAATTCAAGGTGATATGAAGGTACATGTTCATCTCCAGATGAAAGCCCACCGTGGCGGGCTATTCCAAATTTATGCGATACCTGGCAAATACAACTGCACTTCATCGGCAGCACGATCGCGCGCAGCATGGAGCAATTGCTTACGTCCGCCGACTCCCCATTTCGCCATCTGGCTAGCACACTGGCTAATCGCTTTGGTTTCAGTGTTGATGATATGGTCGATTTTATTCAGGCGGGACATTGCTCCAATGCCCATACGAACAACCGTCCGAAATACCTCATACACCTCGATTTCGAACTCGGGCTTAATCCATGCTGCATAGCGAATGGCAAGCAGCTCCACTCCCCAGACACCAGGCTCATCCCCACCTTTAACTACCTTAAGTGGTTGAATTTGTTCCAAAGCACTTTTTTGGGCTTTGGACTGCAATGCTTTGATGAATCTTTTAACCTGAGCGCTGCGGAGGAATTTGCTGGGCCTCTGCGACTCAGTTGCCTCCCCTTTTGCTACTGCCGCAGCATGAAGATCGTTGAAGTTATAGCGACCATCGCCATCGACACGAACGGAGACGCCGTTCACTGATACGGTTGGATACTTCATCGTATTTACCTTTCTGTGGTGCGAGCCTGTTCGCGTAGACATGGGCAGCCAAGAGCGGAACGATGAAATCCACCGCCCAGTCTCAGACTCACACTACGGAAAGCTCTTGCTGAAAGAAGCGCACGCGAATGCGCGATTTGTTGCGGGTATAAAAAAGCCCCGGACTATGCCGAGGCTGGTTTATTTGGTTTTACGGGCTTGTTCCTGCTCCATCATCGCCTGCCAGCGGCGATCGTCTTCGTCCATGACCATGTCGTACTCTTCGCGCGTGAAGCCGTTCTGATTTGGGTATTTGGCGTTAATCATCATGGCGAACTCTGTCATCGTGAGGTTCTCAGCCTCTTCCCGGCTTATACCGAAATGGTTGCGGGCCGCCATGATGTAGTCGGCGGCGCGGAATTCTGCGGTTGTCTCGTTCGTTTCGTAACGCTGCAACTTACGCACCTTCGCTTTGCCGATGATGCCATGCATCATCAGGTTTTGCGCGACGATAACCATACTTTCCGGTGGCATACTCCCCGGGCGCCAGACAAAGCCACGCTTACGTGATTTCCCCGGTTTCATCCAGCCAACCAGATCGCCGATATCGTCGTCACAGCAGGCTGTCAGTACCGTGTGAGCCGCCATGATCGCTTTGCGTGACAGGAGCCAGCTTTGCATAAACCGCAGGACGCAATCAGGAAGGCGGCTGTACTCATCGCGAATATAAGCCTCGGCTGCGCGCTGTGCGAATGGTGTCGCCTCGTCATTGCACAGGTCATAGAACGCCTGGACAATTTCCTCTGGCTCACCGATTCGCGCCATGTTGCGAAACGACGGTCGGAAAAAGAATTCCCGGTCACCGGCACCGATAACGCATTCGCCTAATTCTTTAATCGGGGTCATAGTCGCTCCATAAACAGTATCAAGGGCGCAGAACGCCCTTTGTACTATTCACGAAATAGTCTGAGGTTAACTGATGGTGACCGCACAGGACGCAGACGTGATCTTGACTGGTGTCGCGGAAGAATCGGTGACTTCACAGGTATAAACCCCGGCATCACCAGAAACAGCGCTGGCCTTGTTGAAGGTCGCTGTTGTTTGACCGCTGACAACCGTGCCGTCTTTCTTCCAGACGTAGGTATAAGGCGAAGTGCCACCCTCAACCACGACCGACATATTCAGAGCCGATCCGGCCGCCACGCTCTTGGTCGTCGGCAGGTTAGTGGTAAACGCCAGCGCCGGCGGAGCGACTTCAAATACCACGGTGTCTGCATCAGCAACTTTCCACTCACCAGAGAAGGTCGAAATATCCGAGGTGCCGAAATCACCAGACCAGGATGTGGTGTTGAAGTAGCCCATGATATAAGTGCCAGCGTCTTCACCAGTGAAGTCGAAGCGGACCCAGACTGTCGGCTGACGGCCGGCCTGCACTTCATCGAAAATATATTTCGAGATGGCAATAGCGCCGACTTCCGTCGTCTTGTCTTTCTTGCGGAACTCACCTTCTCCTGAGATGGTGAAGTCCATATTGTTGACCAGGTTCTCAACCAGCCCCTTTGTATCGTCAGCCTCAGAGGAGACGGTATTCATGGAGTAGTCGAAGCCCTTGGTAGTCATGGCGCCGAGTCGCTTCCATTCGGAAAGCGCAGGAACCGTATCAGCACAGCCAAAAGCCATGCGGAGCACGGCCACCTTACCAATCAGCTTGCCGGTGTCATTAGCGCAGCCTTGCATGTATGCCTCTCAATTAAAAAAGGCCGCCATATGGCAGCCTGATGGGTGATTCTGACGATTATTCGCCGTATGTGCAGGAGACGAGCAGCCGGGTTACTAACCGGCCCTCTTCGGTGGGGATCGGCGCCGGTACATTACCGACAAGCCGCAGCGCGCCAACGCAATCATCGGCGCCGGATTGCGCGCTGATGTACTCGACAATGGCGTTTACCGCGGCGTCAGCAGCATCGGGGTTCGCCTTCGAGGAGATCACATCAACCATCACATACCAGTCGCCGCCAAGGTCGAAGGTGATATCGGTGCCGCCGGAAGGCCTGAACACAATGAACTGGTCCGTGTCTTTCCCGGTATCGCGCCATTGCCGCCACTGGACCTTAAACCCCGCGGTAAGCCCCTCAGCCACAAACAGGTCTTTGAGGCGCATATACATCGGAGGGGTCATAGCGAAAGCTCCTTCTTCACCACCGCGTCAATCTGGCTGCGGGTATCTTCGAAGCCCTTCGTTAAGAACTCCTTACGGGCCGTTGCTCGCGTGAAGTTCTGTTTCACTGCCGGGTCGTGAACATAAACCGCGTAGTTGGCCGAATAACCAACGCGCCCGGTTACCCTGGTGCCGTTAGCCATGATTTCGCGGAACTGGCTGTTGATGAGCGTCGACGTATCGATCGGGGTGTAAAGCGCAGCCTGCGCACTGCCAATAAGCATCGCAGACTGGATTGCTCGCACGACTTTACGCCCCTGGACGTCTTTGATGATGCGATCGAGGTTGGCCTTCGCCTGGCGGATGCCGCGAACTTTAGCGCCCATAATCAGACTCCTGTCAAAATCGCATAGTCATCTGCCAGTCGCTCGAACGTGTCGGCGTAGCGGATTACCTGCCGTATCTCGTCGGCATCATCTGGAGGGGCTGCGGCTGCAGATGCACCAATGAGGATATAGTCACCATCCCGCGCCTCAGCGTATTCACTCCATATCGTGTTTTTAACCACGATTTCCCGGCCGAGGTCACCGATTTTTGCAGAGAGACCACCCTGGTAGTCGCAGAGGATAGCGATCGGCGCTTCCCACCCGTACGGCTGACCTCCGCCGTCGGTATCACTACCGTCAGCATCGCGTATGCGCCGCCAGATTGTCGCCGTCGCGGTGTATGACCAATTAGCTACCGAAGACATCAGTCATCCCTCCATCGCAGCACAACGGCTCCTGCTGCGCGTATGCGGTCGCAGTTGATGAACCACTCTCCGTCGCTTTTCACATATGCCGTCGTTTGCTCACCGGTATCGGTGATAACCCACACCCGGGTAAACGTCCGCGGTAGCCGTTGCTGAACTGAAACCCACGCCATTAGCAGCCCCCGACCACCATAAACAGGCCCACACTGTTCCCAGCGCTGATCGGAAGTTCACTGGTGCAGCCGCTGGTATCCAGTTTCGCCAGAGAGTCGCGCAGCCAGGTGATGCCATCGTCACCGTAATCGAACGAGCGCGACGCTCCTGATGGCGCCCCTTGCGATTTTATTCGCCGGGCACCGGAAGACGTCGCCATGAGCGCGGCGGCATACATCAGGATGAGCTTTGCCGTGCAGTCGTCATATCCCGCACCATCGAGGCACGGGATAATCTTGTTCACCACGCAGAGAATCGGATCGAGCAGAGCGGCCGGGATGGAGTAACCCAATTCACCGAGGAACGCCTGCACGTCTGCCGCTGTGATTGGGTCAGCCATGGTTATTTCGCCTTTTTCGATTTGCTGGCAGATTCTTCCTGCTGCTCTGCCTGCTCTGCCTGCTCTGCAGCATCATTGCCAGGTGTAGCCACTTCCAGTGTCTGGTCGTCATCACTGATGATTTCAACCAGACCGGCGGCCACCCAGCGCTTAGCGACATCGCCGCTTACCGAAACCTGAGCACCAACCTCCAGTTTCTGGAGATTGGCACCGGAGAAAAGGTTATCGCTAATCACTTTTACCAGTGCCATTTACCGCCCCTTAGCTGTGTGCGTAGATGACTGATTTTTTGCTGTTGATGTCAGTCTTAACCATCAGACCAGCAGCGCCCCAGGTACGCCAGATGTAATCGCTGTTGTAGAACGGACGCGGATCGGCAACGGTGCCGAAAGCCTGGCCTACAATCGGAGCAATCACGCCAGCGGTAAGCGGGACAATCAGGATCTGGTTACCGGTCAGCTGAGCGTCTTCTTTAATCGCGGCAATGCCGGACAGTTTCAGAAGCTCTTGCAGGATGGTGTCAGACTGATAGTTGTCGCTGAAGTAGCGCTCCAGGTTGGAAATGATGGCGCTCGACACGTACCAGGTCTGCTCGGCGTACTGATTGTTGGTAAGTTTGAGCGTGTCGCGCAGCTTAATTGCTGCGTTACGGATCTGCTCAGCAGTGGCGGATGCGCTGGTGAAGTCGATATTCAGGCCAGATGCGCCGAGGTCAACCATCGCCACACGCTCGTCGTTCTTCAGACCCTTCCAGGTCTTATCGTCGAACTTGATGTAGTTACCTTCCGCGTCGCGATAGCCGTTGTAGATGTAATCCACATACTGGCGGCGCACTTCGTTGGTTGACTCAAACTGAGCGTCAGAGATGATGTCGAACGCATCCGGGTTGTTCAGACGAGGCTCACGCCAGTGGAACTTGAAGCCGGTATCGTGCACCGGAACCATAGTACCGTCGTACTGGTACTGCACAGCATCCAGCGCCGCGCCGATCTGGCCTGACATGGAGGTGTGAGCCCACATGCGGCCGCCAGACTTGGCGTATTCATACACGGTCTGATTGATGCGCACCGAACGTGACAGCGGCATCAGGTCGTTAAACAGCGTGAACTCAGTGTTCGGCTGGAATTGACGCAGCACGGTCTGGTCAAAGGCCTTGTACAGGTCAGCAGGTGAGCGAACAGCGTTGATGCCGTTGAGATGGTTAACAGCATTAAGGCGGTCGGCGATCTCCTGCATAACGTTGACGCCCTGATGGTTCAGCGCGGCGTTACGCTCCATAGTCAGCATACCGAACTGGTATTGGTTCACGGCCAGGTTGCCGGTCTTTTCGCCCAGCGATTTAGAATAAACAAGCATTCAGTGACTCCTTACTTGATCACTACGCGAATGAGATCGCCAGCAGCGGCGGTAATTGAGCGCTCTTCGTCGCAATAGCAGCGATCGTTTTCACCGGTGGCCCACTTCTTAACCTGGCCATTAACGATTGAGAGAGCGTCGCCTTTTTTGTAGGTGCCGGCCGCTGCGCGCACGTTCAGGAACATGCCAGGCAGCGGATGGATGCCAACCAGAAGATCGTCGACAGCAAACGTGTCATCTACCGTTTTGCAGCGCAGATAATCGAAGTCAGCGACATAGATAATTGCTGTCTCGCTACCATCTACAGACACCTTGAAGACGCCAGCATCGAAGAAGCCCAGGGTGCCGGGCTTGACCGCAGTGGCCCGGCCTTCACGGTTGAGCAGCGGATTAGGGAATACGCCACCGGCGTGAATTACGTGTTTTCCGTCTTTAGCCATTTTTTACTCCGGCATTTCGCTGACTGATTGGGTATTGGTAGCCTGGCGGAAAGCGCCATTCAGGCCGGTTGAAGTCTGGCATTGAGCAAACAGCTCTTTCAGAGGCTCGCCGTCCAGAGCGTTTACAGCGATATCGGTCATGCCAAATTTGGCTTTTACCGCTGCGCGCATGTTGCTCTTCTCGGTTTCCGAGTTCGCGTTAATCTTGCAGTTAAGCGCCATAACCTGATCGGTCAGAGCTTTTGCCCAGGCTGGCATCTCTTCATTGTTGGCGGCCTGTTCCGTCTTCTTGGTTGCGCCGGTGGTAGGGTCGATTTCTTCATCGCCTTTTTTCTTGGCGGTGACCTCTTCGGCCTTCATCTGGTTGTATGCGTCCATCAGTTCGGCATCGGACTTGCCTTCAGTCGGCTTACCCGCGGCTTGCAGCGCATTGATAATCAGTTCTTTCATCGGATCGTTCTCTCCGTTGGTTTTAATCTCGTACTCAATGGGTTTGCGCACGACTTCTACAGGTTCGCCGACGAACACGGCTTTGCCGTCATCATCGATGAGGTACTTCTGCTTTAGGTATCTGGTGTCATCGCGGTAGATGAAGCTGTCTGGCCACACTGTTTCTGGCCATAGCCACTTATCTTCTGTGTCACCCTCACGCAGCTTGTCGCTGATAGCGCGTGAAATGTCGTCAAAAGAGAAGTTGGAGGCGTTGGTGAAGAAGAATTTGGTCTTGTTGAGCAGACCTTCGCGGGTGCAGTCGATACCATCAGCAAGGCGAGCAACTTCGATCTGCTGCTCATGACCTTCTGAGTTGACGAAGATGCCCACGCCTTCTTCCGGAGTTCCGGCGCCAGGCTCATCGAGCAGCACCGCCACATGGTCAAACATCATGTTGGTGGCGATCTCGTTGTACTTCTTGCCCTTTGACTCGCCATTGGCGGCAATGCCGGAATACAGGAGTCCGGTAGAGATATGGATGGGTTCTGAGTTGGTACCGGCGATCATCTCATCAAGGCGGTTTATCAGGCGCTTGCCCTTCTCGCTTGACTCGGCGTATTGGCGGTTAACGTACATATCGCCCGTCACTTTCCCGTCTTTGTGGCTGACGTTCTGCAACCATGCGCCGACGTGATATTCATTCACCGCCCGGACATCGCGAGCAGACACATGCTTGCCATCCACTTTCGGGTGGCCCAGCGGCATCGGGTTACGCTCAAGCGTGTTGTAGGCCTTTTCGATTTCTGCTGCCGGGTACAACTTCCGGTTCATCACAATATCGTCCACGACAGGCGTGATGCCGCGAACCACGATATGTGGCTTGCCGTCGATGGTTTCAGTGGTGATGTTTGAAGCGGAGTTGACGACGGTCAGCACGTTAACGCGGTTGCGTTTCATGCTGGGTCCTCATTGGTGGATTTGGGGCAATAAAAAAGGCCGCCGTGGCGACCTATTTAATGTGTTTAAACTCCCATCGGAATGAGCTGTAAATGTATTCACCGCCCTCTTCCCTGTCGGTCAGTTTGGCAGTAATTTCGAACTGGCTACCTATTGGGTACAACTTCAAGTCTGACAACTTTTTGGAACATTCGACAGCGAGTGATGGACTTGCCCATTGTCCAGGTGTTGGCCTGATATGAACCTTCCCTTTTCTACCAGATGTACTGGCAGGGTAGTAGCTCTCAACAATCAACTTACGATACGGCTCATCAGGTTTTGCCATAAAAACCTCCGCAAAACCTCCTTGTATCATGCAGCCTCTGCCAATTTCCACTGCTCTCGCTCTTTATTCAACTTCTCCGCGAGACCTTCGTTAAAAATGCTGCCGTCGTCATTGAGCAACACCGGAATCTGGCTGCAATAGCAGTTGTACCGGTTGCCGTTCTCAGCGTAGAAGTCTCGCACCTGCTCGGTGGTGTAGACCTTGCCGTGACGGCTGGCATGCCAACTACGCGTCGTCGGTTTGAGCGCCGACAGCCACAGCAGGCCGGTATTCAGGCCAAGCCGATCAGCCGCCCAGTCCGTTTCGTTCCATTGTGCCTGGCGCAGCGCGCCGACCTGCTCAGTCTGAGCGATGGTCTTGGCCTTCGACATCGACACATCGAGGCGCTTGCTGATAACGCTGGCCGTTTCGCGTGGGTTAACTCCACGGGCCACGGCATCGGTAATGATGTTTGTCAGATCGCCGCGGGCGGTGTCGCTGATTACCTTCCAGTCGCTAAATGTTGTCAGTCTGGCGGCTGCCACCTGATTAAGGTGACCAGGGCTGCTTAAAAGCTGCTGAAGCGTCGTCTGGCTGGCGTACACCTGCGACTGCTGCGAGAGGTTGTTGTATGCCTCCAGCGTTCCGCGCTGCGCCTCTGCGGCGACGTAATCCATCGCCCACAGGTTTTGCTCGCCGCCTTCCAACAGGTAATCGTCGAGAATGGACTGTACCGCTTCGAGCAGGTCGGCCAGCTCCTGCGCCGACATGTCGTAGATGAACTTGCCGGCGTTGACCTGGTAGAGCGTTGGCTCGTCGCCGTTAACGTGGCACAGGAAGTGCCAGTTGTGGCTGTTAACCTCTCGCTCTCTCCCGGTCAGGCGCTGATCAAACAGTGCTTTCAGTGCGCGCTTGATGCCGAGATACCGGCCCTCGATATCCCGGAACATCGCGCTGACCTGCTTAGCCGATCGGGTCGGGTCAACCTTGCTGCGCGGAACTATCGGCAGCCCCACCTTTGCCGTCAGCTCCGGTGTCATCGGCCAGTGGATCATCGGTTGTCACCTTGTCATTCGGGTTAGGTGGTTGCTTTGGCTCAGGCAGAGGGTCGAGGCCTACAATCTCGCGAAGTTCGTTGGCTGTGAATGGCGGCTCGCCACCATAGAAGCCCGACGTTTTCTGGACGATATCAGCCAGTTTCGAAGCGTTCTCGATTTTCTCTTTCTCGCCCGGAGCCAGCAGGTCGGTCCATGAAATGGTGACCTCTCCATTTGTCGGCGGATCGATAATGCCCAGGGTCCAGAAGCGTTCCAGCAAGGCTGTGATTCGGTCGGTCAGGAAGCCGTTGCGGCGGGTATTGCGGCGAATGGCCCAGTCTGTTTTATCCTCATCGCTCGCCAGGCGCCCGGTCTGCTGTCCAAACAGGATGGTGAATGGTATCTGTACGGAGGCGGCCAGTTCGTTCGCAGTGACTTCCCACGTCGGCCCCGGGTCGCCGGGTGTCACGCTCAGAACGTGCATCTGCCCGGCCTGCATGACCGCCGCCGCATCGGTGCCGCGGTTAAGCTTGTTGACCTTGTCGCCCATCGCTTCGCCGAGGTCGGCATAACCAGCCTTCTTCGCCAGATCGGACAGCGTAGCCATGTCTGTTTCTTTGCTGAACTCGACCGCGATCTGCCGGCTGGCGTTCTTCAGGAAGCCCTCAGCGCCACCGCCGGAAATCTTCTCAAGGTCGAGTCCTTTGTTGTATCCGGCCTCAAGCAGCGGGATTCCCGACAGAACGTTGTCATCTTCCGAGCCTTCGCAGAACAGGATTACCCTGCTCGGATGCACTGGCTCACCGCGCGTCGGTCCAACGAAAGCCTCGTCTCCAACCGGCTGCTCGTTGAAGTTGAACATCTTCGGCTGGCCGAAGGTCTCGGACTGGCGATCGTTATCCCATTCAGCAACTGTCAGCTGCGGCTCCCATACAGGAATCAGCTTAACCAGCGCTGCCTCGCCGAGACTCCTTACAAGGGAAGTGTCGACTTCCTCATTCCATGGCCGGTTATCTTTGATCTGCAGTAACAGCGCGGAGTAGCGCCCCACCATATTGCGGCGATCGGCATCCTTCACCTTCGGCCACCATTTCTTCATGAACCTGGTGACGTTCTTTTCCCACTGGTTGGTTTTCTTCGCCTCCTGGGACTCATCACCGTCAACGATGACCGGATAGTCCTGCCAGCAACCATCCAGAAGGCGATGCACCACAGCGAAGCCTGCGGCGTTGCGCCGGTACATGTTGTAGAAGTCATGGAAGGTAATGGTGCGCGGGTAGCCAAACTCCTGATAGAGCGTCGGGCGCTTGGTATTGCCTCCGCCGATCCCGATGGCGTTAAGGTAATTCGCTCGCCGCATTTCAGTGGCGAGATTGTTCACAGCCAGTTGAAGGCCGTTATCTTGTTCGCTCACTGGCGATGCTCCTTAGAAGAATACTGTTCCGACCTGCTTGCGGTTGTTCTTCGCCACGGCAAAGTAACGGAAGCTGTCGGCGCCGTGCGATGTGAAGTCATGAAGGGGCTTGTCTTTCCAGCAGCCGCGCTTGTCGTCCCACTCCTTGCGGTAACCTTCGAGGTGGGAGATGCCAACAGCGCACTTCTCCTCATCGAAAACGCAGGATTTGAGGATTTCACGCACCGACTCGATGCCGGTGTCGATCCCAGCCTTCGGCACAACACGGAAGTTCATCGAATACATCCGGCCGTCAATCTCGTAGCCCTCGCGCGCCAGCTCTTTGCGAGACTTCGCATCAGCTGCAAACTCGCGGTTCTCGATGTCGTGCGGCCCCCAGTGCTCACCGTACTCATAGCCGCGGTCTTTCAGCACCTTCATGTAGTGTCGAAGCCCTTCGCCAGAGTTTTCGTAGTAGTCGATGACGTGGAACTCTTCGCCGACCTCGCGAACGAACCAGATCGCCGTGGAGTCCCCCACACCAATATCCCAGAACGTGTGAACCGGTAGATGTGAGTTATCCGGAATTTGGCCGATCCGCTTGTTGGTGTAGAGCCAGCGGAATTGTTTGGCATAGTACGCGCCCTCGACCGACTGCTGGAACGCCTCTGCAGGAATGGTCGGGTATTCGCGCTTCATGTCGTCGCCGAGCGTCTTTTCTTTGGCGTAATACCACGCCTTCTGCCGTTCGTTAACGACTATGCCGTGTTTCGCCTCCATCTCAGCGAAGTACTCAAGCAGGCGTGCAGGGAGCGGTTCTACCGGGTCAATTGCGTACTGCGGATTCTTCCACCAGGAGAAGAAGAAAAACTTCCAGTCCAGCGCAGATAATGGCTTCCCCTGTAGTAGCGCTTTTTCTGCCGTCTGGCAGTAATCGAAGAAGTAGCCCGCCCGGCCCTCTGCGGTGCTCTCTATAGTAGCAAAGCATCCTGTCGATACCGCCTCAAACGCACCAGTGACGATTTCACGGGCTTTATCCGGATACTTGGCGCATATCTTTCCGAACTCAGAAACATGCAGGTAACGCAGCGTGCCGCCACGAAATGAGGTGCTGACGTAGAGTGATCCGCCTTTCTTAAAGACCAGCTCACCGGCTGAGTCGTTGCTCGCCGGATTGGCTGCCTTTATCTCGGCCGGCAGCTTGTCGTAGGCATATTTCACCTTTTCCCGGAACAGGCGCTTTGCGTCATTCAGCGTGTGGGCGATCAGCGCGCACTTTGCCGACTCGAACAGAGCAGCGTCGAGCTGGATGATGCACACCTCTGTGGTAAATCCGAGCTGGCGAGCTTTCAGGATGATGTTGCGGGTGTGAATCCCCTCGAAGTATTCCCGCTGCTCTGGCGTCATTCTGAAGCGAGTGGGCTTGCCTTCTTTGTCTGTGATCCAGTAAAGATTGTTCAGCCGCCAGTCTTTATCAGCTAGCAGCTTGAGATGCTCAGGCTTCATTACGCCCCCTGAGACAAGGAATCCATCAGTTCAGAGAGTTGCTTAACAGAATTGTCGCCTTCCGGCCCGTCGATGTCGTAGGCCTGGCGCTCAAGTCCGATCAGGTTCTTCAGCGCTTCGCTGAGAGCTTTCACCGATTTAACGCGCTCCGGCATGCTGATGACCTTGTGGTAAATCTCATTGAGCTTGTCCTGTCCTTTGTCGTCTGGGTCAAGCATCAACTCTCCGAGCTTCTCCAGCGCGGCCACATCAGCGCACTCCGCGCCTAGCTCATCAAACAGCGCATTCGTTATCTGCCTGGCGCGCTTGATATCACCGCGATGCTCCATGCGGACACTGGCGATTACCTCTGCAGTCGCTTCAATCAGTACGCGTTCGTTCAAAGTGACTTCACTGCGTACCTGTTTGCGTACCTCTGCTTTGCGTACCAGATCGTCAGCGCGTTCTTTCACCTTCGCATTCAGGTCACGAGACCAGTCGTCACGCTTTGCTCGCTTACGGATAGCACCTTCGCTGATACCGTGCTGCGATGCGATTTCACGGAGGGACATCACCCCGGCCCGGTACGCCGTCTCGATGGCCTCCCAGTCGGGTTTGCTCATACTCCATTCCTTATTTTATCTGTTCAGCACCGACCCTTAGAGCCACACCATTACTGCTTTCTTTTCGCCTGGCGGCATGAGTGAATTTGCCTCCTGTAAGGGGCTAAGCCTGCTCAGAAGCAATTAAGACTCACTATAGGAAGGGCTTGTCCAACGCGCGGCGGATTTAATAGTGGCGAGTATAGATACGTCATCGCGTAAGAATTTAATGTTACCGGAGTAGGAACAGTCACGCGGAGGATTAGTCAACACAATAGAACGCACCACACTATCAACCAACCAAGGAGGTTTTATGTCTCATCTCGAGGTAGTTTTATTAATGACCGCATATTTTTCGATGGCTAAAGCAATGATTGAATTCACTCTGGCTTTCCGGCAATTGATTGCCGACCTTTCTCGACGCTCCTAATCCCCGCCTTATCCAGATTGCACTGCCCCAGCGCAGAGTAAAGCTTCGCGTTTAACTCCAGACTGTCCTGCCACCTGAACGGAACAACCATTCCGGTGATCGGTGTGTCTGCTTCGCTGTTAGACATAATAGCCACCCATAGGTGGCTAAAGAGCAACTTATTGAATACGAATTAACGAAACCTTCAGCTCATGCGAGCTTAATTGACCGGCCGAGGATTATATTTTCTGATTTCGGCATCAATGTCCCATGCGGTTATATCTTCATTAGTTGCGATGAAGAAATGAGCCCCATCACCTCTTGTATGTTCATAAACCTGATGGGGTTCCACTTTTTGCTCTACTACATCGGCAGGGTGATCCCTGGTATAGAATTTTGCCAATGGTTGATGCTTGCTAGGGACTTCTAAAATAGCAGTATGCGGGCTAACAAACACAGACCCATGATGCTCCCCACCAATGACTAGGTACTCGTAGCTTTTAGATTCTGACATAGTTATTTCCTCGCGAAAAATGAGCAATAACTATCGCATAGTTTTTGAGGACACGCATTATCGAAGCCCCTCAATGAAGGACTTCTGTAATGTGGGCTCTTATCTCAGCGCAGCCCCTTACTGCGTGCCGGATGCTCATCTTCGAGCGCCAGCATTGAGATAATATGGCTGACCTTAAACCAGCCAGGCTTCTCCGACAGTCGACAGAGCCAGATCGACAGGAGAATGAAGAGTATCAACATCGTCACCTCAGACACTGCGTGGTTATGTATTCCGGCTACTGGCTGATTGCCCGGTAGTAGGCCTGCCAGCGGTACTTATCCAACCGCAGTTGTCGCAGACATTGGGCGGTTTCGACGTCCGACTGGAGATCTTCGTCGGTATCCTTCCCTGCGTCACTTGCTTTGCACGGAGGGCTCATCAAATCCTGGGATGGTGTTGGCAGCGTCGATAGCTCGCTGGCGCAGCTGCACAGCATCATCGTCAAACCGGCACACAGTACGATTCGGAGACTGGACATATTTCACCACGTCGCGGGTTATGGTTCGGTAGATGACCTTGCCCTCTTCTGTAGCGGCAGCGGCCTTTTCCTCAACTGGCTGGATAGTCTTTTCGGCTTTCTCTTTTTTCTTCGCCGCTAGGGCGTTGATATGGTCAGCGTGAGAATTCCAGCCAGACCGCCATGAGAAAATGCAGGAAAGCAGCAGGATAACTACAGCGCTGATAATGGCGGTTAACCGGCTCATTTCTGCCCCCACAGACAAACTTCGCGCTCAATCTCGCGCCTTGAGATAAGGCCTTTCCACTGCTTCCCGCCAGCGTATGTCCAGCGCTGCAGTTCCTTGCACGCGCCCGGCACATCTCCAGCATTCAGTTTCTTCAGCAGCGTGGAACTGGCGAAAGCTCCAGAGCCAACGTTGTAGGTGAATGAGTAAAGCGCGGCGCGGGTAGGATCAGGAATGCGGACTTTGATAAGCGGGTCAATTGCACTTGCCACCTTCCGCAGATCTGCCTTCAGCAGGTTGTCGCATTCTCTGTCGGTGTAACGGTGGCCGCGGCGAATATCAGCGCCAGTGTGACCATCACAAACAGTCCAGACGCCGACAACATCCTGATAGGCGTAATAACGCCTTCCTTCCAGGCCGTCAGCATTACCAAGCATGACGGAAGCAATGGCTATGGCGCCACCACCGCCGGCGATCACGCCAATCAGTTTTTTCCTCATTGATGGCGTCATGTTCACCCCTGTGTATCACTTGCGATCCGCTTCAAAGCCTCGGTTACCACTTCGGCTGAAGCCGGACGGTCACCTCCAGGCTTTGCGGAGACATCAGCCAGATAACTGGCCAACAGCTGCGTGCGCTTTTTCTCTTCATCCAGTCGCTCTCGCTCTTCTTTACGCTTTGCGTAATACGTCTTGATTGTGAAGAAGGCAGAGATCAGGGCGCCAATGATGAAGACATAATCCTGCAGACTCAGGACGGAAAAGATACCAAGCAAGGCTGACCACCAGTAAGGCAGATTGTGACCATCGGTTGGGTTCATACGTTGCATCTCTCACCTCAGATAATGTTCGGGGTGCTATCTGTAGTCAGTAAAAGGGTCAGGGCCGTCGGGCTGATTTACCAACAAAGCGTCGAGGGTGATTCCCAAGGGCCCTGAAAATAAAAAACCCGCTCAAGGCGGGAAAAAATACCAAGGGTAAAAGCGACGGCGCGGCAGCCGTAATGGTCCCAAGGCAGAGGGATTTAGAAGGCTGCAGCATAACTATCACTGGTGATGCAGGATAGCCAGTTAGGGCTGCAGCTCGGTTTCGTGAGTGGTGGCCGGCGCTGATCTCCGGCTTTCTCTGGCATTACACGTACCCAAGACTATTCTCCAGAGATAGCGCTGTCCTCATCAAGGGGTGCCGTCTCTAACGTATCAGCCTACGTATTCACCACAACGGAAAGAGCACTGCCCGGAATCAAACCGACGCCCGACGCGCTTTTCGGGCATTCAAAGTTCAATGCTCTTACCTGTTGCGTGCTCCGTTTCGTGGAGCTGACGGCCAGGCGATCAATCTGGCACCTATCAGGACTTATTTAAGCGTTAGTGCTCATGCCCGTGTCTGGCGCACCATTCAGGATTCGAACCTGAAACCGATAGCTTAGAAGGCTATTGCTCTCTCCGGTTGAGCTAATGGCGCTGAATTGGCGGGACAGGAAGGATTCGAACCTTCGACCATTCGGTTAACAGCCGAACGCACAACCGCTGTGCTTCTGACCCTGAAATGAAAAAGCCCAAGGCGTTAACCTCGGGCTTAAATTTTTTGCTTCGGAACGACTGAACGGATTCCCAGCGTTAGGGATGAATCTAACCAGTTTTTCCGGGAATTGCAATAGCCAATTTCCACAAAAATCTAATTTTGTAGAAAATACTCATTATTTCGTTATCCTGGAGAGAATGACATCAGCGTATGATTCCTGTTTGTGGCATTCGGCTACCAGCTCTTCAAAGAACGGTTGCAACTGCTCATAGGCTACCGTTTTCTTGATGTCAGCCACGGCCCTTACCCCTTCCAGCACCGTCGAAAATTTCATGCGCGCATAGCCTCTTCCGCTGCAGCGATCGCACACCTTCATTACCGGTAGGCCAAGGCGCTCGCTGGTCTCTTTATCCAGTACCTTTCCTTTCCCATTGCAGCGACACGAATTGCTGATAGCACCCTTTCCGTTACAGGTTGAGCATTTAACTTTGACCACCTCGCGCACTTCGCTCCAGCTCTCCCAGTGGCTTGGGCGAACCGCTCGGGACATCTTTGCCCAATAAGGTGGCTTGCCCCACGGATATGAGCATTTATTGGTGAACACCTGGGCCTCTGTGAAGCCAGTCCCATCGCAGCAAGTGCATTTTCTAACGCTGGCAGCACTTCGCGTGTAATCCTGGTATGCAAAAGCACACAGAACTTCGAGAACTCTTTTGCGAACGTCCTGGCTGAGTTCTGAAACGATGTTAAAGCGGTTTGATAATCGCTCTGCTGATTCATAAAGTAGCTCCATTGCTCGGTCAGGTGTGCTTACCCCGATCTTTGCCAGATAGAGGTCGAAGCCGAATCCGCACTTGGCATTTACCAGCCCAAGAGCGGCCATGATGTCAGTGCCGGTTAGACCATCCGATGCAGTAGCCCGTGGCGAGTCGCTCAGCATTGGTGATTTAGGCGCGAAGTATTTGGCGATAGATTCGAGGTTCATGCTGTCTCTCCCAGGGTCTGATAGATGCGAACGAAATTTCTCGGTATGCGGTAGTCAACCAGTACGGTGCCGCGGTGCCGGCAGAGGCGAAGCTTTTGCCAGCGGTCGCGGATGCGTTCGATAACGTCGTGGTTCATGCGGCCTCCCGCTGTTTCAGTGCTTTGAGCTTGGCGCGGTACTCATCGCGGATACGAATAAAGTCTTCCCGGCGGTAGTTGGTCATTTCGTGGGGTCCGTTAAGCCAGTCGACATACTCCTGTCCGTAACGAGCGACCAGGCCAGCTTCGTATTGCTGAGCAACCGTCAACTCTTTGGCGGTGTACTTACCGGCCCCGGCATTGCACGATTTGCACTGCTTATGAGCGTTGCGCTCTTCAAAACGCAACTCAGGGTAAGCGCCGACCGTTTTGAAGTGGCCGCAGTCCCACTGGCCGCCATGCAGATCAGGCGGGTTGGTCTCGCCGCAACTGATGCATGGCAAAGCAGCATCACGAGCGCGGATGTAGGCGTTGAATGCCTTCTGAGCCTGGGCTTTGTAGTAACCGTTAGGTCTGAGCTCAGCCAATCTTGCTTTACGGCGCTGACGCCCCTCCTTCTCGGATTCACGCTGGCGCTTCACCGCCCTGGCCTTCGCCGCTTCCCGGGCTTTTGCTGTCTGTTTTTTGCCGATCGCGCTGGCGCATTCAAAACTGCATACCACCTGCCCCTCCCGGGCAGGATGGAACCATTCGCGGCAGTGGGCGCATTTACGGCGTGCTGGTTTAAGCATGTGGCCTCCGTGCTCTCAGGCGGAGCCACTTCTTATCGACCAGGCGGGCGGTGTAGTCTTTCAGGGTCGGGATATCTGACGGCTTAACTTCGACCTTGCGCTTGCGGCGCGCCGGCACGCGGAAGATGCCGCGATCCATGACCTTACCGAGCAGATTGTGCATGCGAAGCCCTCCATTCCTGGGCCCATGCAATCCGACTGCTGGACTTCTCGCTGAACTTCACATTGTGCTCGGTGCCGAACCAGTAAATCGCCTCGATCACCTCGACCATGTAGCGCTTGCTGGATTGTGAGGTGCGAACGCCGAAATAGACGCGGCCGCCGTTGATGCCCGGGGCTGATTTCTGCTCACGCTCCGGGTTTTGCATCTGGCTGACCAGTACGGTTATGAGGTCTTTCCACTCCGCAGGCTCCAGCTTTTCACCGTGCCAGATCACCTGATCGCTCAGGTCTTTCAAAAGTGGCCACATGAGGCGATTCTGTTTGTCGGTGCGGCTTTCTTCGCGCGCCTCGATAATCAGCGGCGATCGGTGGTCGACGGGCAGAGACTGGATGAAGCTGACGACGTTACGCTTAACGTTGTCGTTGATAAGGCAGAATTGTTGCTTCACGCTTCACCTCCGGAGAGGTCAAACGCTGAATGCAGAAAATCGCCGGTGACTTTCGCCATCGGTGACAGTGATTGCTGTAAGGTTTTGTGCGCCATGTGTCCCCACTTGGCGCCGGGGTAAAGTTGTCAGTTGTCCAGACTGACTAAGTAATTATCGCCCTTCCCGTGGATAAATGCAAAATGAGCATATACGTGAAAATCGCTATTTCTTGGCGTTCTGCTCTGCCATTTCCAGATAGCGCGGATCGGATGCTCGGGGTAACTGTACGCTTTGCTCGCGATAGTATCGGACGCGCTCCATGAAGTATTGTCGGAGGTGCTCAGGCTGCTCTCTGGCTACCACTTCGGCGACAACTGGCATGTTCAGGCGCTCTTTGTAGGCGACGCCGGACGCTGCCAGGTCGACGTTGACCTTGTCCTGCTCATCTTTCGATTTGGCTGCAATGTTCCACTGTGACATTAAATTTTTTCCTTATCAAATCCCACCTCAGACAGTTTCTTGGCAAGCTTCATAGAATCAGTAAAGAGTGTAACCAATGAACTTTTAAGTCCAATTTCTTCAACAAACTCTTTAGCAGTTACGCCAGTAAGGTGATGGTAATATTTGATAATCTGAAGCTGAACAGTAACTGTTCTGTCTCCTTTTGGGGCGCAATCGACCGTCTTTCTGATAGTGGAAAAAACATCTGATTTTTTCATAGGGTACCCTCCTTGGTAGAGTATACCCTACCAGAATACTTTATAATGTCGCGGATTTGCTTACTGCGGTGGGTTTAGGCATCAGTCGTCGTCATCTTCCTCATCCTCGTCGTCATCGCAGGATGAGAGCAGTGGATTCATTCGCCTCCCCACATGACTGGCGTAGCCACGGCGACCGAGGTTGTGCAGCACGCCGTAGATTTCGAACATTTCGGTTCGCTCATCACCAATATCAAGCTCACAGGCCAGCGTGTGGCATTCAGTAGCGAGCGCCGATATCTTCTCAAGCAGTTCGACCTTATTCACCTTTCACCTCCTGCGGGGCGGCTGCGAGCATTGCGGCGCGGCGGTTTACCACCTCGATGAGCGCCTCTTCGGCATCACCCAGGCAATCAGCGATGCCACGGCGATCGCCGTCGAACCATTCAGGTCGAGGCGTATACGAGCAACCTTCTGCAATGCGTCCAGCACATCATCCGGCACTACCGGCGCTGGCTGCGCAGTGTAGAGTTGGTAATTGCCCTCTTTCAGCTCACGCGCCGCGTCAAGAGTGATAAACCCAAAGTGATTTCCCAGTTTCTGTCCTTTGTAGTCTGCGCGCGCAACCTCGAGAGTGAAAACAGGCTCGCTCTCAATTTCCAGCACCGGCTGCGCGTGGCGATAGAGCTTCGTCCCGTATGGCATTTGCTGAATGCCGACAAGCGGTCTAATCTCTCGCTCCCCAAAGGCTTCGGGGTCGCCATAAATTGAAACCACTTCTGCCACCGGCTCGCTGTCGGCCTTGCGGCGTTCCTGTAGCTCTACCATGGCGAGGCGCACAACCTGTTTACCTGCTGTGTTAATCCCTGCAGGATGCTCCAGTGCGTCGATCACGCCCTGCAGGTCTTTGTCTTGCAGTGGCAATACCGGTTCGCTTATCTGCGCTGGCTGAGCGTGGCGATAGAGCGGCACCACGGCCACATCACCATCTGTTGCGACAAATTCTGCCCGGCATTTATCGTTTGTGACATGCCATTGCTCACGATAGTGCCATGTCCACGCCACCGGCTCGCTGTCCGCTACCGGCTGCGCTGGCGGCATATCTGGACCTTTGCGAATAGCTTTTGCCAGCTCGATAGGATCATCGTAAAGCCAGTCTCCGGTCTGAGGGTGATTGGACTCTGCCAGTTGGGCGGCCCACTCCAGACCGTCTTTGTGCCCCTGCAGGTAGTCGAGAGGCAAACACCCTGACTCGCTGTCCATTGCGGCCAGCGCGATTTGTGCCAGTTCGATCCGCTCATCCCATGAAACTTTGCAGATAGTGTTGTTATCAGCGAGTTGTTCCAAGCGCTCTCTGGTTATGGTTGATTTGGTCATTACCCTAACCTCCGAAAGAAATGTGAACGAATGAGAACAGCCAGAGGATGAACTCAATTACTCCCCAGCCGACCACCGCGCAGATGATGCCGAAAATAACAATTGCCCCGCCAAGACCATCTAAATTAAGCATCACTCAGCCTCCACCTTGATGCCAGCGGCAGTCAGTGCGTTCTTGAACTTCACTTCACATTCAAGGCGACATGCGTTGTATACCGCAGCCAGATCGCACGGCTCGAACGTGTCATCGACATAGTCATCAGCTGTTTTTCGGCGCGGTAGTGGCAGCTTCACGGTGACGGTGCTGGCTTGTGGCGACGCCAGCTTGTACGCCATAACATCCATGTCTCCGCCGGTATTCATCCACCCTTTAACCTTTCCCGCCGGGTACGGTATTTTCAGCTCCTGTTTTCTGGTTTTCAGGTATACAAGTTCATCCAGACCCAGCGATTCCGGTCGCCATTTCCCGTCATGTTCTATCCAGTCGGTGACGGTGCGGGACTCCATCTGAGTAATCCGCTGCCGCGCCTTCTCCAGCGCCTCTACCAGCTCGGCACCAGCCGCTTTCCAGGCGAAATACAGTTGGTCTTTGATGTATGGCCCTGTTTTGTCGGGATGAAATGACGACTTAAACCAAGCCTCGAATTTCTCTCTCTGCGCCAGTTCGGTGATATCAGTCATCGCTGTTCTCCACTCCATAATCCGCAAAATACCCTGACGACATTTTGATGAATCTGTCCTCGGTTGCCGTATAGGCCTTCCTGCCTTTCCTTTCTTTCCCTTCCGGGTCAACAAGATGGCAGGCATAGATGATCCGGCGCTGCCACTTTCCAGGCATTTCGGCGACTGAAAGAACCTCCAGAATTCTTTTCCCTTCTGCATCAGCTGTGTAAACGGTCTGGTCTCCATAGCCGCAATCAGCTGGCTCAAATGTCCTTCGGCAACCACCAATCCACCTTTCATCGGTGAATACATTTCCGTCCCATTGCTGATGGTCAGTGCATACGAAAATGAATGGGTAAACTGTTTCGAACCGATCACCGGCGCGAATATCCAGCGTCTTACTCATGCGGCACGCTCCGCCTTCTGCTTGTTGTATACAGCCCAGCTAAGGGTATCGAGTTTGCGCTGACCGGCTTTGTCGAAGAGGTGAATGCCGTTTTTGCAGGCATGCTCAGCCTTCACTTGCTCTTCCAGTTGAGTCAGTTGTTCATAAGTGAGCGTTGCCAGTTTCAGGCGGTTCCAGCCGAAATTAGGGATGCGATTGCTCATTTGCCGTCCCCCTCGCGCAGCTTGGCGGCGAAGCCTTCGGCGTGCTCGCCAGCAAGCCACCAGTTGTTTCTGATATCCGAAGAAATGGCCCGCATAGATTCTTCTCGGCATTTTTCGACAAACATCTCCACCCCATCAGCCTTAATCCCGGCTACGATGCGATCGGTGGCGGGGGTTTCGTCTGCAAACGTGTCGCAAATCATATGCAGGTAGCCTTCATTCGTTGGTCTGATACGGTTCATCACCCCAGCGATGAAATACTCCCGGCATTCGCTGATTATTTTTTTTGCCTCCACATTCTCCGCAGCCAGCTGAGCATTTTGGTCTGCCAGCATATTCCCGGTTTTTATGGCGGCATCCAGTGAAGCGCTGCAAATGCGGAACTCTTTCGCCAGCTTCAGGAACTTCTGCTCTCTGATCGACAGCTCGCCTGCGCTCTCCAGGGAGGCGATGAGCTCGTTTACCGTCTGTAATGTGATAGTCATTTGGAGGCTCCTTCGGTAAGCATGGCGATGATTTCTTCCGGGGTCTCTTTCACGTCAATGCGTTCTCCGGAGGTCATTTTCAGAATTGTCACGCCAGCGAAAAACATGCTGACGATGTGACCTGCGGCAACAAATACAGGCTCGTAGACTGTTTCAGGCTCCCAGCCATATTTGCCCTGGCGCTCTACCGTTCCCCTTTGGCTTAATTTGATAAATTTCATGCCTGCGCCCTCCCGTAAACAGCCAGTACCCGCTTCATCACCGGACTGTTGCGGCACTCCTGAAATATTCCGTTGGTGCAGTTGCGCGCGGTTCCGGCCTGCTCTTCCGGTGTCGCCAGGCGATAAGTCACCGTTCGCCAGACCTTACTCACGCGCACAATCTTCCTAGCCCGCTCCAGGTCGATAGCGTTCTTCGTGATGCAGTTGATGGTGATACCACACTCTGCAGACACATCCTTCGCAGTGAAGGTCCGGTGCGTTTCGAGATAACGCAGAATTGCCTGTTTGCCTTTCATGCTGCCCCCTTGGAGCGGTAAGAATCCCAGGTGAATGAGAGCGTGCATCCGCCGCCGTCGCTCATGCGATCAAGAACGCGTTCGCCGATGAATGCAGACAACTCCTCCCTGGTCTGGTTGCTGATCAGGATGGTTGGCTTCATCCGCTCATATCGGGTGTTGATGATTTCGAACATGATCAACTTCTCGGCTTCGCTGCCAAACTGCACACCAACCTCGTCGATAATCAGCAGATCAGGTTTCGTGAAGTAACGGATCACCTCATCCTCAGTGCGGCTTGAACCTTTCGACCAGGTTGACTTGTACTCACGTGCAATTTTCAGCGCCGTGGTAAACACTGCAGAACTCTGGTGTTCTGTGATCGCATGCCGTGCGATAGCCAGTGCCAGGTGATTCTTTCCGGTACCTGGTTTGCCGCACATCACAAGACCGCCACCCTTCTGCAAACGCTCTGGCCAACGGCTTGCATATGCCTGGCACACCTTAAGTGCGCGTTTTGCGTCGTCGTTCACTGGCTCATAGTTCTGCAGCGTGCAGTTTTCGAAGCGCGCCGGGATGTTCAGTCCGTCCAGCAGGCGCTCGATGTTTCTTTTGCGGGCTGCTTCGTTGATGCTAATTCTTTCCGCCTGCAAGCGGCCTAACTCCTCTTTGAGGCATTCAGGGCAGCAGCTTGGGCGCGGGGGAATTTTCACGACAGCGTTTAAGAAATGCCTGGTCCTGCATTCAAAGGGGCCATGCGTTTCGCAGTTCTCGGTGCTGATAGTTAGCTCGATATCTTCATGCTGAACTGGCGGCTGGCTCAGCTCAGCAATGCGTTTCTCAAGTTGATTGATTTTTTCATCCAGCGTCATGATTAGTCCCTCGCCCATGCAGGAATTTCAGTCTGGCCGTAGTCTTTGCCAGCAAAGTTCTCAGATACGCGAGACGGAGCGCGGGAAGGCTGCTTAGCGCCTTTCGGCTCAAACAATCCCTGCCAGCCGTTAGCAATGCTCTGGTTGATAATTTCTTCAGGCTGGTATCCGCTGCACTTGCAACGCTCAAGCAGATTGATGGCCTGGGTAACCGTCTGCTGAGACTTGATCGGTTTTTTCAGGTCGCGACGATATGCCACCCATGACGACCAGATTTCTGCAGAAAGCCAGTCAGGCAACTGAACAGCTAACGCATCGAACGAAACCGCCCGGGGGGATTTAGGGGGGTTATTAATATTGTCTTTATTGTCTTTTGTATGTTTGTCTTTTGTGTTTACCTGATTCGGGTAATAGGCGTTACCTGATTCGGGTAAACTTTTCTTACCTGATTCGGGTAATGTTACCTTTTTCAGGTAAGGTCTCTTTTCTGTACCTTTTACGGGTAAAGATGACCATTCGCTGACCGTTTTATTAATCCCGATAACACGACCGGTTTGAGTTAATATCCCCCGCTTAACCAGGACGCTTTTTGCAGCTGAGCACTTATGCGGGAGAATGCCGGTCAGCTCCGAGAGCTGCTCGTTACTGACCCAGTCAGATTTCTTGTTGAAGCCGTATGTTTTGCGCATGACAGCCATGAACACCAAAAGCTGATGCTGCGACAAACCCGCACGCATGACAGCTTCAAGGAGCTCATTGGCGATGCGCGTAAACCCATCGTCGAGATCTGCCACGCGCAGCTCCTGTAGTGCCACGACAGGCACAGGGAAATTGATTACCTCGGCAGTATTTGCCATAATTACTCCTGTGAATTTGTTCAGTTAATTCGCGTAGAAAGCCGTTAGTGTTCGCGCACTGCGGCTTTCGCCTTTCTGTTCCCACTTATGCTTCAAAGTCACCTTTCTCTCCCGGCCTGTTAGAAATCAGGATGGCCAGCAGTAGCGACATGTTCGGCAGCAGACTTTCCCGCCAGCGACTCACCGTCGACTTATTCACTCCGGCCACTTTGGCGATATTCGTGGTTCCCAGTTCAGCTATCTGGCTGTGTAACCAGCTTTCTATCCTGCGAGCCTCCACTTTGTTGCGTGTCATTGAACTCTCCATTTGCAATACTTCCTCTGGTGTTGATTGAAAGGCCGCCGGTTAGGCGGCACTGGCTTTTGATGGGGGGAAAACGTCGTCAATGCTGACGCAAGCTCCGTATTTGTTGAGCGCAGCAACAATCTTTCTGCATTGCTCAATACTGAGATCCCGTTTCCCGTTTTCGTAATGGCAGATAGCGCCGGCCGTCAGATTAAGCTCCGTCGCTATCTGGCGCTGTGTAAGCCCTGCTCGACGTCTGATCTTGCTTAGATTGTTCATGTCGGGTCTCCTCTAAACAGTTTTAATATACATATTGTATTCTTTTCTTGCAAGGTAAATATACAAATTGTGACTCGAAGAAAGATATACAACTTGTATCATTTGGGTATGAGCATGAAATGGTATGACCTAGCAAAGTCCCTGATGAAAACGAAGGGCATAAACCAGGAAGAGCTGGCAGAGCATCTCGGGATCACCAAAGGTGCCGTTAGTCATTGGCTCAACGCAAGGAGAGAGCCCAGTCTGGAGGACATAGCTAAAATTCTTCGCTTCCTCGGCAAGAATAATTTTTCTGTGGGTGCTGGCGGCATGATAATTGATGAAAACATCAAGGGTGATGTTGAGTACGTTGGGCCCTATAAGCGCGGCAACGAATATCCAGTGCTTAGTAGTGTTCAGGCTGGATCGTGGCGAGAGGCTATAGAACCTTATTCCATCAAAGATGTTGATCTGTGGCTTGAGTCGAATGCACATATCCAAGGGGAAGCGTTCTGGCTGCTTGTTGAAGGCGATTCCATGACGTCACCAGTCGGGCTAAGCATTCCAGAGGGTACCTACGTTTTGTTTGATACCGGCCGAGAGCCAGTAAATGGCAGCCTTGTGATCGCAAAGCTATCCGAATCAAACGAAGCGACATTCAAAAAGCTGATTATTGATGGGGGACAGAAGTACCTGAAGGGCTTAAACCCTCAATGGCCATTGGTTCCCATCAACGGAAACTGTCGAATCATTGGTGTGGCTGTAGAAACTAAGTTGAGACTTGTGTGATCGGCAGCATGCCGCAGACGTACAGGAAGCATGGGTAAAGCCTTAGCACACAGAGGAAGCATGTCTGATCTGATTATCCCAATACTCATTACTTTGCTGATTATCGGACTGGTTGGGATAGTGCTCAGGCTGGATAAAGTTTTCTTCAAGCAGAAGGATGAGCGCGATGACTTTGAGTGAGCCAGACCGGTAGTTCGATGTGTTTTTGGTAATGCCGCAGACGTACAGGAAGCATGGATAGCCAGTAAGTGGCCTGATGAGGTGTTTGGATGATGAGAGGTAACAGAGGTGATGTGGCTCAGGAAAATAACAAACCATAAATCATATGAAACTAAAGGGTTGCCTCTAGATTGTTAATAAGGAACTGTTAATATGACTATAACAGCAAAACAAGCAGCACAAGGCGTTGATGACACCATGAAATCATATGCAATCTGGAACAACAAAGGTGGAGTAGGTAAAACCTATCTATCATTCGCAATGGCGACAGAGTATGCTCGCCAGAATCCAGAAAAACGTGTGATTTTCGCGGACATGTGCCCCCAGGCAAACCTTTCTGAAATTTTGCTTGGAGGTAATGGGACTGGCGCATCCAGACTTGCAGCATTAATCCAACAGCGTAAAACTATTGGTGGATATTTCGACCGCAGAACACGCAGCCCTCACATGATTACTGGGGCTGAAACAAGTTACCTGATTCATGCCAATGAAACTAATTCCCATATACCAGCCAACGTTTTCTTGATCGCTGGCGACCCAAGTTTAGAGGTACAAGCTCAGGTTATTAACCAGTTGAGCAGCGTTAACCTTCCTGTAGATTCTTGGAAGAGCATCCATTTATGGCTGCGTGACTTACTTGTGGCATGCGCACAACAGCAGGGAATTGAAGATACTGTTTGCTTCATTGACTGTAACCCCAGCTTTTCGGCATATACAGAGCTTTCTCTTATAGCAGCCAACGCGATCATTGTTCCATGCTCGAGCGATGGCTCATCTGCTCGTGCTGTTGATAACCTAAGCCAGCTGGTCTATGGGGTAGGAGTTCAGAACGATTACAGGGCAGTTAACTTCTATGACAGATGCTTAAACTTCGGGATTTCCGTACCCGTCATTCACTCCCTGGTTTTCAACCGTTCTACTGAGTATGACAAAAGAGCAAGCAAGGCATTCTCAGCAATGTTCAATGAGATAATGCTAAGAGCTGAAAACTTAAGAAAAATTAAGCCTAACTCCTTTCAAGGTGGAGAACTCAAAACTTTTACAGTGCCAGACAATCACTCTGTTGCAATTGTATCTTCACACTTGGGGCGACCTCTTTTTGATATTACCCCGGGCAGATACCAAATTCACGACACAGAACCTCAGATCAATAATGAGCCACTTGAAAGATATGGAACAGCTATCAAGACACTGGTTCAAAGTCTATAGAGCAACCCGGCCACCGAGCCGGGTTTTTAGTGCCTTCCGATCCATATCGGACAGCACCCGACCACCAACACAAGTAATTGATTATTTAGAAAATATACACTTTTTATCTTCATTTGCCCACCATTTGAACATCGCCCCGATCCCCATGGTTAACGGCATCACTGCTGGCAAGCTGTTGACTACCGGCCCTACTCTTCCCGCAGCATCAGCACATCCAGTGCAAGCTCCACAGACAGATCTACCTGGTCTCCCTGCCACAACACCTGAATCATCTCTATCAGCGCCTCTCTTGATGGCTCGCGCTTCTCAACCAGCAGTTGCATAACCGCTATCCCGATAATCTGCGCTATCTGCGGGTGCATTTCTGCGAAAAATTCATCCTCATTCGACATGGCGCTACCCTCTTTGGCGTTTTTTTGAGCTTACCAGCACGCTTTACAAAAATAAACCTCCATAAAATACAAAATGTTATCTTGATAAGCAAAAATAAGTATACGTATTGTATTGCAAGTAATGAATACGTTTTGTATATTCATCTCATCCAAACAACACCGGCAACGCCGGGGTGAAGTCAAAACGTCCCGTTAGCCGCGATAAGGCAAAGGTGAAGAGATGATCCGCGAAGAAGACAAGCCTGCATGGCGTAATTTTTGGTTAAAGGTCGTTCCGTTTTTGGTTGCTGTCCTTTTTTTTAGCTTCGCATGCTGGGGTGGAAAATGAGCAAACAAGGCATTCGTTCACTGATTTACTGCCTGCTGATCTGCGGAGTTATCTGGACAGCGTTGATTATCAAAATTCTGCACGCTACGGGGGTGTTCAATGGCTAACTCAATTCCTAACAGCGGACGCGCCGTGATGATGCGCAATCACCGCACCGGCGCCGCCTGGCTGGTCAGCTTCGACTATCGCGACGGCAGCTACTGGCATGAGCCGCAGGGCAATCTGCGCCACATCCGCCGGCCATACGCTTCACGCAATATCGAACCGAACCTGGTACCAGCCGGGACGCATTAACCGCGCATATCAGCGCACGAATTTAACTGAGCTATCAGGCAGCCATTACGGTGCCGGGCGTTTCACAACCAAATTTCAGGAGCGAGCTATGAACGCATACCGCGCATACGACGCTATCGAAGAACGGAAATGGGCTGAACAGTTGCTCACCGAAGAGAAGGAAAAGTGGATTGACGATCGGGCAAAAGAGGTCTTTGACAGCCTTCCGGAAGATCCTTACGCGGCACTGCGCCAGTCTGCATCGTCCAGGGCGTTTCCATATGAAGGCCTCCGTAGCGATAAGGCTGTCGAGGTATACAACGATTTGCGCACAGCAATAGCTTACGCCCAGGCGGAATACGACTGGGATCACCGCACCGGCTGCCCGTTTTAAGGAGAGAGTTAATGGCCCGAAGAAATTTACTCCACAAATCGAAATTAGCCGACTTCAAGGAGTGGCTCTCGATGAACGGAATTCAGTGGAGAGATGGGAAAGGTAGTTACCAGGTAATCCAGGTGAATACGGGATGCGGCTGGACACCGATTTATGACAGCAGCAAAGAGCGACGCGAGCATTTCACTATTCAGGATGCTCTCAGGCCTTTGGTAAACAGATTCATCAGAGAGGCTGCAAAATGACAGATTCAAAAACACATTACCGCAAGGCTTTCGATTCTCCATACCTGAGCAGTGCCGATATCGTTGAACCCACGGTGCTGACGATCGCCCGGGCAACATTAGAAAGCGACAAAACCAAAAAAACTAAAGACGTTTTTAACACCGCTTATTTTGAGGAGCGCGAGTTACGCCCTGGCGAAAAGCTTAAGCCAATGATCCTGAATGCCACCAACAGCAAGATGCTGAAAAGCATTACCGGATCGCCATTCCTTGAGGATTGGGTAGGAGTGAAAGTCACTGTTTACGTCGATAAAAATGTCAGGTTCGGAAAGGAATCGGTTGAAGGTCTCCGCTTAAGCCCAGCGCGCGTTTCAAAACCTGTGCTTTCGCCGGAAAAAACTCAGGCATGGAATAACGCTAAGGCCGCCTTCAAGCGCGATGGCAACCTGGATGCAGTGCTGGCGAGAATGGACATTTCTCCAGAGCATCGCCGCCAACTGGAACAGGAGTGCTCAGCATGATCTGGCATGACGTCGAGCAAAACGGGGAAGAGTGGGATGCTCTTCGCCTGGGGAAGGCTACTGCTTCAAACTTCGGCTTGATTATGGCTAACGATGGCAAGGCGTTTGGTGAGCCAGCCAAGCGTTATGCGCTTCAGTTAGCTCTTGAGCAGATTAAAGGGTGCAAGTCTGAGTTTGGCTTCACAAACGACCATATGGAGCGCGGCCACGAACAGGAGCCAATCGCTCGCATGCTGTACGAAGAGATGAACTTCGTCGACGTGGATAACGGCGGTTTTTTTGATCACGAAACGTATGGGGATAGTCCAGACGGACTCGTTGGCCGGGACGGGTTGGTTGAGATTAAGTCGGTAATTGCCGCCACTCACTACGCCACCCTCACCCGCGGCGCCTTCGATCCGGCATACAGATGGCAACTAATCGGCCACCTTGATTGCTCTGGCCGGGATTGGGTTGACTTCATCAGCTACTGCTCTGATTTCCCTGACGGAAAGCAACTCATTGTTTACCGTCTGACGGCCGCTGAGTGCCAATCAGAGATAGCCCGCCTTCGCGCGAGAAGGAATGAGTTCCTGTCCCTTGTGGCAGAGACTAAGCGAATGATACTGGAGCTCGAATGAAACATTACCGCGACGCCATAACCGTAGGAAAAGTGAAGTGCATGTACTCCGTCCTTCATCGTGGCTGGCTAATGCCCTCAGGTGAAGTGGTAAGAAACCCTTTAAAGGCTCAGAGGCTGGCTGAAGAGCTGGACACGAAAAGAGGTGCGCGATGAAACGCTACTCACTTATCTATGCCGACCAGGCCTGGTCTTACGGGAACACGATCAGCAACGGCGCCGCCGTCGATCACTACTCCACCATGAGTTTGCTCGATATGAAGCGGCTTCCGGTATGGGAGCTCGCCGCGGATAACGCTGTTCTGGCGATGTGGTACACCGGCACCCACAACCAGGAGGCGATCGAGCTGGCCGAGGCCTGGGGATTTACGGTGCGCACGATGAAGGGCTTCACCTGGGTGAAGTTGAACCAGTTGGCCGAGCTACGCATTACCAAGGCTCTGGCAGATGGCGATGTGACCGATTTTTACGACTTCCTCGACCTGCTGAATGCCGAGACACGCATGAACGGCGGCAATCATACCCGCGCCAATACCGAAGACGTACTGATCGCCACCCGCGGCGCCGGTCTGGAACGCCAGCATGCTGGCATTAAGCAGGTGGTCTACAGCCCACTCGGCGCGCACAGCGAGAAACCGTGGGAAGTTCGCCACCGCCTGGAACTGCTCTACGGCGACGTACCGCGGATTGAGCTGTTCAGCCGCAGCGCGGCGCCAGGCTGGAGCCACTGGGGTAACCAGTGCGCCACCGCTTCAGTTGAGCTGATACCTGGCTGCGCCATTGACGTTGTGAAGACGGAGGCAGCATGAGCGCGGCAGCTTACTACAACGAGATCGACCCATTCGCGGCGCAGTGGCTGCGTAACCTCATAGCCGCCGGGCATATCGCCCCGGGCGAAGTTGACGAACGGAGTATTGAAGATGTCACACCTGACGACCTCAGAGGATTTACCCAGTGCCACTTTTTCGCCGGTATCGGCGTCTGGTCCCATTCCCTCCGCCTCGCCGGATGGCCTGACGATCGTCCGGTCTGGACTGGCTCCTGCCCGTGCCAGCCTTTCAGCGCGGCAGGCAAAGGAGATGGGTTTGCTGACGAGCGGCACCTTTGGCCCCACTTCTTCCACCTCATCAGCGAGCGCAGACCTCAGCATGTCTTTGGCGAACAGGTTGCAAGCGGTAACGCAAACACATGGTTCGACCTTGTACAAGCTGACCTGGAAGGAATGGGATACGCCTTCGGGCTTGTGCCGTTTACGTCAGCGGGCATCGGCGCGCCGCACATCAGAGAGCGGGCCTACTGGGTGGCCAACGCCGACAGCCTCATCAGTGACCGGCGCGGGAACGTCCGGGCGCCAGGGCGGGATGAATATTCAAACGGCGGCGATGATGTCCGGCTGGCCGACGCCGGTCGCGAATACAAAGGATCAGCCAGAAACAAAGAGAGGGCTGGAGAATCTTTCCGGGCTGGTGAAGATGGCGGGCTGGGTAACACCAACGTCACGCGACTGGAAAGACTCGGCGGGAATGACGGCGCAGCGGGACGGGAAAGAGCGACTGGACCAACTGCCGCGCCAGGCGTTCACCTGCGGCCCCTTGAGGTTAACGGTTTTTGGCGAGATGCGGACTGGCTCTTTTGTCGAGATGGAAAATGGCGTCCAGTTGAACCCGGCACATTCCCGCTGGTTGATGGGGCTGCCGCACGTATGGGACGAGTCGAGCCCGGGATGGCAAGAGTGGCAAGCAGCAACCGCGTCGGCCGCCTGAAGGGTTACGGCAACGCCATAAACGCCCAGGCAGCTGCGGCTTTCATTCGCGCTTATATGGGGGTCGCATGACGCCAGAAGAAAAGAAAAATGCGCTCAGAAGCATCGCGCGCAGGGCTAACGATGAGGTTAAGGCAAAACGGCGGTCATCTCCCGCTTTAAGTTGCGATGAGATATCACGACCGATCCTCAACGGATGCATGCCGCTGATAAGGCAGCTTGGGTTAACGCCAAGCCATCTCTATATGGAAATCGGCATTTTGAACGGAAAGATAAAGGAGCGCTGACATGCCAGAAATCATCGATCAGGCCAACGAGCTGGCAGAGCGCCGGCTGGAAATGACCATCCAGAACATGCGCATCAACCATAACGCAGTTTCAGCTACTCACTGCCGCGACTGCGGGGAAGAGATACCCGAGCGGCGCCGGGAACTGGTGGCGGGCTGCCAGCGCTGCGCTGACTGTCAAGAAGAAGAGGAATTACGCGGTAAGCATCGGAGGTGATATGGCATCTGACAAACCGATAACAGCACAGCAGGCCGCCGATTTGCTCATCGTGTCGGCGCGGGTGATCTACCGCCTGATTGAGTCTGGGGAGCTCGCCGGCCGCAAGGTCGGCAACAAGTACAGAACGACAGAGGCGGCGTGTATTGCATATTTGAAAACCCCGCGCGATCCTGTCATCGCGAACGCGGGTGAACATAAAGGAGAAGTTTTATGTCAATCACCCTCAGGGGCGGCGTGTGGCACTGTCATTTCTTTACGCCGTCAGGAAAAAGAGTTAGGCGATCTCTTGGCACGGGGGACAAAAAGCAGGCTCAGGAGCTCCACGACAAGCTGAAGGCGGAAGCGTGGCGGGTTGACCAGATCGGCGACCTGCCCGTCAGAACCTTCGAAGAGTGCTGCATCCGGTGGCTGCGGGAAAAGGACCATAAGCGATCGCTGGATGATGACAAAACCAAAATTGAGTTTTGGCTGCAGCATTTTTCCGGCCGTGATGTCTCGAAGATAACGGCGGAGGAAGTTCATGAAGCCGTTAACGGGATGATCAACCGTAAACACCTGCAGGTGTGGGAGAGTAAGCGTGATGCCGCGCTGAGGAAGGGTAAGCCTGTTCCGGAGTACAAACCACGGCAGGTTTCGCAGGCGACGAAGGCGCAACACCTTTCCTTCATTCGTTCCCTTCTCAGGGCCGCGGCGAATGACTGGGGCTGGATAAAAACAGCTCCTGTTATCAAAACCCGCAAGCCGATCAGTAAGCGGATACGATGGCTGACCAGAGAAGAAGCTGAGCGGCTGATCGAGTGCATGCCGGAGAGCATTAAGCCAGTGGTGATATTTGCACTGGCAACCGGCCTACGCCGCTCAAACATCATCGGGCTTGAGTGGCAGCAGGTCGATATGCAGAGAAAGGTTGCATGGGTAAATCCGGAGAACGCAAAAGCGGGCAAGGCGATTGGCGTAGCTCTGAATGATACCGCATGCAGGGTATTAAGGGATCAGATAGGGAAGCATTCCCGATGGGTGTTCGTTCACACCACGGCAAAACATCGCCCTGATGGAACACTAACGCCCGCGGTTAGAAAAATGCGGGTGGATGACAATAACGCCTGGCGCGCCGGGTTGAAAAAAGCGGGGATCGAGGATTTCCGTTTTCACGACCTCCGGCACACCTGGGCGAGCTGGCTAATTCAGTCCGGCGTCCCGCTTTCTGTTTTACAGGAAATGGGAGGATGGGAGAGCATCGAGATGGTACGTCGTTATGCTCACCTGGCGCCGAACCACCTGACCGAACACGCACGGAAAATTGACGCCATTTTTGGCTCTAACGACACAAATACGACACAAGGAGGAAATCAGGCTGGACTAAAACTTGCGTAAGTGGCTGATTCTTAATGGCACGCCCTACAGGATTCGAACCTGTGACCTACGGCTTAGAAGGCCGTTGCTCTATCCAGCTGAGCTAAGGGCGCCCTGAGAAGCGAGTGCTTCGCGGAGTGAAACGCGTGGAATTATACGGTCCACGTCGGTCGAGTCAATCCATTTTGCCAGGAAACTGCGGGGCTTATACGACGCTGGCGAAATATCCCCCACCAACTGTACAAGAAGCATACCGCCGGGGCTCATGCGCGCGTAAATCGACTCAGTGGCCAGGCGCAACGCACCTATAACCATGCAATTACTATGGCCATAACAGGCTAAATTAGCCTCAGACAGGATAAAACAGCAAACGAGGACTGACAGCGAGGCCCGCTTCTGACAAAATATCCTCATCCCCCTTTCGTAAAGATACAGATGGAATCCTCTCTCTGATGGCAGCAAAAATTATTGACGGTAAAACGATTGCGCAGCAGGTACGCTCTGAGGTTGCGGAAAAAGTGAAGGCTCGCGTTGCGGCCGGAAAACGCGCCCCTGGGCTGGCCGTCGTGCTGGTCGGCAGCAACCCGGCCTCGCAGATTTATGTCGGCAGCAAGCGCAAAGCATGTGAAGAAGTGGGCTTCGTCTCCCGCTCTTACGATCTCCCGGAAACCACCAGCGAAGCCGAGCTGCTGGAGCTTATCGACACTCTGAATGCCGATAAGACCATCGACGGTATTCTGGTTCAGCTGCCCCTGCCGGCAGGGATCGATAACGTCAAAGTTCTCGAGCGCATCGCGCCGGATAAAGACGTCGACGGCTTCCATCCTTACAACGTTGGCCGCCTGTGCCAGCGCGCGCCGCGCCTGCGTCCGTGCACTCCGCGCGGTATCGTGACCTTGCTGGAACGCTACAATATCGACACCTACGGCCTCAATGCGGTGGTCATTGGCGCCTCCAATATCGTCGGTCGCCCGATGAGCATGGAGCTGCTGCTGGCCGGCTGCACCACCACCGTCACCCACCGCTTTACAAAAAACCTGCGCCATCATGTCGAAAACGCCGACCTGCTGATCGTCGCGGTGGGCAAACCGGGCTTTATTCCTGGCGAGTGGATTAAAGAAGGGGCGATTGTGGTCGATGTCGGCATCAACCGTCTGGAAAGCGGCAAAGTGGTCGGCGACGTGGTGTATGAAGATGCCGCCGAACGCGCGTCCTACATCACCCCGGTTCCCGGCGGCGTTGGCCCGATGACCGTCGCCACCCTGATCCAGAACACGCTGCAGGCGTGCGAAGAGTATCACGACGTTGAGGAGGCCTGA